TCGAGCTCGCGGCGCGGGAGGTGCTCGAGAGCGCCACCCACGTGTGGCTCCACGAGTATGTCAAGGGCAGCGCGAACCGGCGCGGCGGCAGCGTCTACCTCTGGCACCGAATCGAGGTGGCCGCCGCGACGGTGAACGGCATCTCGGTCTCTTGGCTTGACGCCCAGGGCAAGCGCCACGAAATGCAGCACGGTGTCTACGGGGCGCCGTGGGTGCGGGTCTGTAACGAGCGGCGCGCGAAGACTCTGCGGAAAGACGCGGCGGAGCACGCGCAGTACGCGACCTGGCTCGCGGAAAGGGTGAGCACGTGGGCGCCCGCCCCGCTCCTCGCCATCGCGTAGGCCGCCGCGCCTGGTGCCGGGCGTGCGCCTCGCCGCACTGCCCCGGGCACTGCGCGGGCTGCGGCTGGCGCTTCGACGCCTCGGCGCCCGGGTGCCCCACGGGCCACACGTGGGAAGGTGCCGACGTGGGGCGACCTGTGCCCGGGCCGGAGGGGGCTCAAGATCCTGGCGGCACTGCCGATAGGTAGAGCATGACCGCCAACCGCCAGGAGCTCCCGACCATGACCGATTCCCACCTCTTCGGCATCACGTGCGCGTTCCTGCGCGCCACACACTTCGCGGGCTGCGCCTTCCCGCAGCCGCGCCACCTCGCGCGCCACTTCGGCGTGCCGCTGGGCCAGGCCCAGCGCGTCGCGCGCCGCCTCCGGGCGGCGCTCGGGCGCCTCGCATGACGGTGAGGCGCGGCGACGCGCCGATCACCCGCCAGGAGGTAGAGGCGGTGCGCGATTGCCTCTGCCGGGGGCGCCCTGGGCACCTCTGCCCGGATACCTGGGAGGGGCTCCACTGCACCCGGCCGCTCGGCCACCCGGGCCCCCACGTCGCCTGCGCCGGCGCGGCCGGGCCGCACGGAATTGCGGCCTGGGTGCGAGGGGCTCAAGTCCGACGCCGAGCTGCCGATAGGTAGAGCATGACCACCAAGCTCTACACCGTGCGGGTGATCGACCTCGCCGTTGAGCCCGGCGCGCCCCGCAAGGCCCTGAGCCCCTCCGAGCTCGTCGCCTGCGCCTGCTGCGCCAAGCTCTGCGGCAAGATCCACGAGCTCAACACGGGCGCGCGCGTGGGCCGGGAGTGCGCCTCTGCGCTCGAGGCGCTCGAGGCGCACGGCTTCACCCCCGAGACGATCCGCTTCATGCAAATCTCGAAGAAGCAGGTCGCGTTCTACATCCGCAGCACGGGCCGGGCCTAAAGTTTCCGGCCGGCCGTGCCGATAGGGGAAGCATGAGCACGAACCGAAGCAAGCGGATCTGGACCGTGACCTACAACTGCGCCGCGCACCCCTCGGGAACGGAGACGCGGCACTTCAAGCGCCACGCCCACGCCTCGGCTTTCGCGGCCGGGCGGCTCTGCTACGGCGAGCCGGCCCGCCTGGTGAGCGAGGATGTGCCGCCCACGCTCTATGCCCGCTGGCACCGGACGGGCCTGCTCCGCTAGGGGGCCCTCAAGTTTCCCCGCGGCCCTGCCGATAGGACCAGCATGAGCGAACGAAAGGGGCAACCGATGACCTGCGACACCCTCTACTACTGGCGCGGCGGCGCCAAGCGCGGCGCCTGGCACGTGGTCGAGAGCCACAAGGGGTGCGCCACGCTCGAGGAGCTCCGCGCGAAGCGGGCCGAGCTCGAGCGCATGGGCTACGTGGCGGTGCTTGGCCGCACGTCGATCGGCGCGCCCGAGGGCCCGCCCTCGGCCGAGCGCCTCGCCGAAGCTCTCAAGCTGCGCCTCGACCGCCTGCCGAACGCGCCGACCGAGGCGCACGCGATGCTCGACGCAGCCATCGGCCGCAGGAGCGCGCGATGAGGGCCCCGCGAAGCCTCGCGGGCCCGCCGATCGGGCGCGGCGCCGAGCGCGTCAAGCGAGCCCTGGCACGCCGAGCCGACCTCCGGCGGCGGCTCGCCGAGAAGGCGGCGGCGCCCGGTGCCGATCCGCTCTGGGCCGAGCTCCTGGCCGATCATGACGCGGCGACGGAGGCACGCCGATGAGCCGGGCGGATCGCCGGACCGAGTTTCGCCGCGAGCTCCGCGCCGCCCACCAGAAGATCGAAGCCCTGCGGGCGGGCGTGGTGGCCGCCTGGGCTGGGCCCGGTGAGATCGTGGAGCTCGGCGACCTCTACGACCACGAGCACGAGAAGCTCGGGCGGATCTCCGATGGACTCCGCGACGCGGTGCGCTGCCTGGCCGAGCTCGAGCGTGCGCTGTGAGCGGCCGCAAGCAGGTCGTGGCGCGTGCGGCGCGGTACGGCGCCACGGTCCAGGAGGGCGAAGGCATCGTCTTCGTGGACGCTCCCACGCGCCAGTTGTGGGAAGCCAACGGTTGCCACGTGCTCGCGGCGGCATGGGAGCCGGGGGAGAAGCCGTCCGCCTGGCGCGATCTCCTCGAGCGGATGGACTACGGGCTCGAGCCGTGCCAGGACGAAGCCTGCGACACGTGCACGGGCCCCCCGCTGCCCCCGTCGGTGGCCCCGTAGTGCGCCCGAGGGACTACGAGCAGGAGGAGCGCGACCGGCGCGCCTTCGAGGCGCGGACGCGCCACCTCCGCTGCCACCAGTGCGGCGGCATGGACCTCCAGGAGCGCGAGGGGTCCGACACTTTCGGGCTCCCGGGTGTCACCTACGCAGTGTGCGCCGCCTGCGGCTGGAGCCAGGCGAAGACGAAGCGCAGCCGCCGCCGCCGGCGCCTCGAGTAGGACGGCCGCTCAAGTCCCGAGCGCCGCCGACCGAGAAGCAACGGGAACGGAAAGGGGGAAACATGCGAGTCTTCGAGAACGCGACGGAAGCGCAGCGCCACGACCGCCACTTCAAGGCCGCCTGGCACTGCGCCCTCACGCGCCGGGCCGCCTTCGGCGACGCGGACGACCTGCCCCAGGGCGCGGATCACGCCTGGCGCGAGGTGAGCGACCGCGAGCTCTCCCACGAGGCCGAGGTGGATGCGCTCCACGCGGCCTTCCGCCTCGTGGCCGACGCCTCCGATTGGAAGGCGCCGATCTGCGCGGTGGTGAACGTGCCGGCAGACGAGCCGCCCGCAGCCTTCCGCGCCCTGCTCGCGCGCGCGGTGGAGTATTTCACTGCCACCACGCCCACGTTCGTCGAGATCGTGACGGACGGGCTCGGGCTCAAGCTCCGCGTCGAAGCGGCCGGCTACCGCCGCGGCCCGGCGGGGGACCACTAGCATGGGCTGGCAACGCGACGCCGTGGCCCGTGCCGCCGTCTACCTGGAGCGCCTGATCGCGGCCGGCGCCGAAGATACCGAGACGGAGGCAACCCTCCAGGGCCTCCGCGATGTGCTCGACCCCCGAGCGCGCGCGGTACGCCTCGAGCGCGCCCGCGAGCTCGACGCCCTCGACGCCGAGGGCCTTGGGCCGGCCGGGCTTGGCGACGCTTTCGAGGAGCGCGGCTAGTCCGCGCGGAGGAACGCGACCATGGCCACGTTGTACCAATTCGCCGGGGGCCGCCGGCCGGGCGCGACGCCGCCCGTCAAGTTTCAGGCCGAAGGCGATCAGGGGCTCCCGCTCCTGAAGATCCGCCTCACGTCTCGCCAGGTGGTCAACCTGACCGGCAAGCCGGAAGACTTCCGGCGCCTGGCGCAGGAGCTCATCCACGCGGCAGACATGGCCGAGGGCAAGCGGTTCCCCGTGGAACCCACCGGGGACGGCGATGCCCACCACGGTTGAGCTCCTCCGCCTCAATGCGGAGACTCACGATGGCCAGGCCCTCCACGAGAAGACGAGCGGGCACCACGAGGCCGCCGGGCTCCACGCCCTGACCGCCGCGGTCTACACGGTGGGCGCCGCGATCCTCCAGGAGCTCGAGGTCCAGGGCGCCAGCCTCGAGCGGGAGCTCGAGGCCCAGCGAGCCATGGACGGAGGGCGCCGGTGAGCGCCGCCGCCGTCAAGATGCTGCGCGAGCTCGCGCACATCCGCTTCCAGCACGCCCTCGACCGGACCGCGAGCGGGCAAGACGTGACGGCCGGGCTCGAGGCGGGCCTGATGGAGGTGGCCGGCTCAATCTGCGCCGTGGGCGCCGAGCTCCTCGTGGCGCTCGAGCCTCTCGCGCATCACCGGGCCGAGGAGCAGCTCCGGCTTCAGGTGCTCGACAACCTGGCCGCGCTCCTGCGCGCCGTGCTGGCGACGGGCCAGGAGCCCCAAGGCGGGCCGAACGAACCGACGCCGACACCCAGCACCATGAGCCTGGCTCAGATCGTGGCCGAGGGCCGCGAGGCGCTCGACGTGGCGCTCGAGCGGGAAGCGCGAGCGGAGCGCGACGAATGAGCGGCCGCCTGCGCCCCTACTCCTACAGCTACGGCGCGAGCGGAGCGCCGGGGACCTGCCGCTGGTGCGGGCGCACGATGCGCCTCCGCTCCTACTACGCCGCCTGGAGCATGAGCGAACCCGAGCCGACCCTTCCCGAGGGCGCGCGCGTGCGGAAGCGCCGAGAGCCCAAGGGCAGCACCGAAGGCTGCCTCGAGTACGTGGTCGCGGGCCAGCCTGCGGGGGACTACCGGGACGGGCACTTCTGCGGGCTCCGCTGCGGTTACGCCTTCGGGGTGCGGCTCGCGGACCTCGGGAACAGACTGGTGCCATCGTCGGAGACCACGCTTTCCGCCGGCCGCCGCGCATGACGGCCGGCGCCGCCAGGACCCCTCGGGGCGTCTGCCCCTTTCGCCCCGGGGGGTCCGAAGCGCCGCAGGCTCGAGGACCCATCTTCGTCCTGCCGCCAGAGGTGGCGGCAAGTGACGCATATAGGTGTCGAGTGCCGCATCTTGTCTCCGCAAGCAGTTGCAGGGCTCGAGCTTATATCGTGCTCTCGCGCGTCCTGGTGGCTCGCCACGGGGGACCGCAAGGCAGTGCGTAGCAAGTGACGCATACGGGTGTCAGGGCGCGATGTTGTCTCCGCCGCCCGAGGCTACACCCACGCAAGGAGGTGCGGAGCCAGAGCGCGATGTGTCTTCGAGGCCGCATACTGTCTCCGCCGCCGGAGGCTGCGCCGCGCCGCCGCCCTTGGAGGGGCTCAAGTTTCCCGAAGGCCCTGCCGATACAGACACCAGAACAGGGGGCCAAAATGGCAAAGGTCAACGGGATCGCGATCGGGACGCCGCGCGTCGAGCTCCACACCGTCTTCGGTCGGCAGGTTGAGCCGGCCGAGTACCGGGTGAGCGTGGCGGCGCGCGCCACCAGCGCGGACATCCGCGGCTGCCGCAGCGAAAAGGGCATGGTGTGGCGGCCGGTGACGGCGTGGACCACGGACCACGCGGCGGCGGTGGCCGAGGCCGCGATTCGCCTCCGGGCCGTCGCAGTGCGCGAGGGCGCCGAGGCCGAGGCGCAGGCGGAGGCGAGCCGTGGGTAGGCCCGCCCCCCGCTGCTGCGGCTGCGGCTGCGATCTCGGGCCGGGCTCCATCGTGGTGCGCCTCGTGACCGGCTACACGATCTGCGGCCGCTGCGAGGTGCTCGGCCCGCCCTGCCCCCACGGGCGGCGCGGGCTCGAGCCGTGCGCGCCGTGCCGCGCCCAGGAACAGGCGGAGCTTGAGGCGCTGCGCGCCGAGCGAACCGCGAGAACGGCCGCTGCGGCGGCGTAGGAGAAACCCATGCGAAGCCTGATCAGTCTGGAGGCGATGGCGGCGGCCGCATCCGCCCTTCAGGAAGCCTCGGCCGCCTGCTACCGCGCGGCCGCGTGCGCCGCCGAGCGCGGCGAGCGGGAGGCGCTGGAGCGGATCGGCGAGGAGCTCCAGGGCAAGCTGGTGGGCGTGCTCGAGCTCACCACGGACCACGCGACCTCCGTGGCGGCGGTCAAGCCGTGAGGGCCTTCGCGCTCTCGCTGCTTGTGCTCGTCGGGTGCGCCGCGCCCTCGAAGCTGCCCTACGGGTGCCCCCAGGGCACCCCCTACCTTGCTTGCACCAAGGCGCACGATGACGACCAGCGTGCGCTGCGGGACCTCCGGCGCCTGCGCATCGCCTCGGAGGAGAACGCCCACGAGCTCCGCGAGATCCGCAAGGGACTCGAGGCCGACCGCCAGGAGCGGAAGGCTGGCTGGCGCTTCCGATGACCGGCGCAGAGTGCCGCGTGTGTGGTGCCCCCGGGGGCCGGGCGCGGTGGGTGGGGGACTCCCGGGCCGAGCTGGTGTGCCGAAGCTGCGAGGGTTGGGCGCTCGGCGGACTCAAGTTGACACCCGAGGCCGCCGATAGGGAACCCAGAACAGCGAAAGGGGATCAGATGCCCGCCTTCCTCCGGTTCATGTTTCGAGAGCAAGCCTACCGCCGCGCCCTCTGGGCGGGCGTGGCTGAGGCCGAGGCGCGCCGCCGCGCCGTGCTCGCCACGATCCGCGCCGAGGAGCTCGGCACCATGCGCCCGATCCTGGGCGCCTGGCTCAACCGATGACCACCACCGTCGGGCTCTCCGTCACCACTTGCGACGGCGTGCGCCTCGTGGCGGAGCTCGAGCTGCGCCGTGATCCGGTGACGGAGGGCGTCGAGCTCGTGCGCATCGCCGGTTTCTCCTGCGACGACCCGGAGCTCGCGCCCTGGTACGAGCTCGCGGACTTCGGACCCCTCGCGGCCGAGCTCGAGGCCGAAGTGCGGGCCGCCTTCGAGGGCTCGTACTACGCCATCCGCGAAGCCTTCGAGCAGACGCAGGCCGAGGAGGCGCAAACGTGGATGCTGTAGCCCTCCACGCCCGGGTGGCCGAGGAAAAGGCGATCCACGACGCCCTGGCGCGCCTCGTGCGCGCGCTCGAGCGGGACCGCTGCCCGGACCTCGAGCTCGCGGCCGTCTGCCGCCTCACGGGGCTCTCGCTTGCGGACGCCGCCGACGAGGGGGAGCGCACGCGGCGCCTGCGCATCACGAAGCGGCCCAGGTAGGGGTAGGTGTGGCCCTTCCGCCGCCGGGTGCCTCCGCGGCCCATCCTGCCCACCGACCCGGCGATCTCCCGGCTGCTCGAGGCGACGGCGGAGGCGATCCAATCCAGTGACCGGCGCCTCGAGCGCCTGCGCCCGCTCCTCGATACGGCCCGCCTGGAGATCCGGGGCTTCCACTCCACCGGCTTGACGCCCAGCCGCCGCGGTCAGGTGCTCCTCGACCTCGACGCCTGGGCCCAGCGCGTGGACGGCTTCGCCGCGCGCGCCCGCGCCGGCGGCACGCTACGCCGGCTCGCGTTGGCCTACCTGCGCGGGCTCCATGACCTCGACGACCGGCAGGCCGCCCTCGTGCTCGACGCCTACCTCGCCGAGGCCGGGGCGCCGTAGTGCTGCCGGACCGCGACGGCTTGCTCGGGTGGACGCTCCTGACTCTCGCCGAGGCCGGCAAGGGCGGGCTGGCGGAGGCGGAGCTGGCCGAGCTCGCGACCACCCACCGGGCCGCGCTGGCGATGTGGCACCGGGAAGGGGTGCTCCCCCACGCGGCGGCGCTGGCGCTCGTGATCCTCGGATGCGGGGGCCTAGCCCAGGAGGCGATCCTGGAGGCCATCTTCCTGACGGGTGCCGGCTACGTGATGGCCCGCGCCGCCTACCCGGACGCCGCCGCCGCCTAGGACCGGGCCGGCGAGGGACTTCCCTCCCGCCTCGCTCCGGGTGTAGGATGCGCCCGCGTGGACCCGTGCCTCTCCTCCGATTGCGAGCCGTGCGCTCAAGCCCCGGGCGGGCTTTGCCTCGTGCACCTCGCGGAGGTCCAAGAGCTCGAGACGCTCGAGGCGCTCGAGCATGAGGTTCTCGCCTGGGCCGAGGCGCAACGCCTCGAGCGCGAGGCGCGACCGCGGCGCGGCTCCTGGCTCACCATCGACGACGTGATCGCGGCGAACGCCAGGCTGCTGGCCGCGCGCCTCGAGCGCGAGGCCCTACCTTGACCGCTGGGGAGAGGGGAAGGCCGGAGGGGGGCGAGCCGCCGAGCCCGCCGCCCTCCGCGCCTACCCCCGGGAAACCGAGCCTAGCCTGGCCCCGCTATGCGCGCATGGGCAAGGTGGCCGCCGACGACTGGCCCCCCGAGGGGACCTGGCACGTGGTAGCCAGGCTCGAGGCGCCGGAGGTGGCGGCGCGGCTCGAGGAGTCGCCGGCCCGGGCCCTGCCCGGCGAGGAGTGGCGAGACCGGGTGCTCGCGGAGCTCGCCGTGGCCCGCGTCTTCGGCGCTCGCGCGCCGACCGCCGGCGCGGCCGTGGTGCACGCGGCAAGCGCCTGCCGGATCGGGATCAAGACGGCGGCGGCGCCGGTGGCCCCGCTCGAGCTCCCCGCGAGCTCGCCGCTGGAGGTGGACTTCCTCCTCCTGGCCCGGGTGCTCGAGCTCGAGGACGCCTGCCAGGTGACGCTGGTCGGCTGGACCGTGCCGCGCGTCTTCCGCGAGCGGACGCAGGTGGTGCAACGCGAGGGCGGGAACGTCCGCGCGCTGCGGCGTCACCACCTCTGGCCTATCGGCACCCTCATCGAACGCTTGCGGACCGAGGGCCTCGAGCTCCCGCGCTACTCGAGCTGCATGACCTGCCGCGTGCTCCTCTGGCCGGTGCACGCGATCCTCTGCGGAGCGGCCGGTTGCGAGGCGGTGCACCAGGCCCGAGCCGAGGCAGCCGCCCGTGGCTAATTGTAAGGGCTGCGGCGTGCCCATCGTCTGGGCCGAGCTCGAGAACGGGAAGCGCGTGCCGCTCGACCCGAGGCCGGCCGTCTACGAAGTGACGCTGGAGGGAATCGCGCCCGAGGCGCTCTCCGCCACGCGCGCGGATCGGCGCAGGTTCATGGTTTCTCACTTCGCAACCTGCCCGGATGCCAACCGCTTTTCCAGGAGCAAAGGCCCGAGGGCCGAGGAGGGATGAACCGATGCAGGAACCGAGCGTGGAGTCGCTGCCGTGTGCCTTGAGCCCGGAGGAGGTGCGCCAGCGAGGCGAGGCGGTGGCGCGGCTGCTCAAGGAACGGGACGACCTGGACTTCGAGACGAAGCAATACGCCAAGGAACGCCGCGAGGAGATCGGCGAGCTCGAGCTTCAGATTGCGCGCGTGGCGATCCAGATCCGCGAGCGCCAGGAGTACCGGCCCGTCGAAGTCGTCTGCCTCCGCAACCCGGGCGAAGCCACCGTGGTGTGGGTCCGCCGAGACACCGGCGAGGTGATCCGCCAGCGCCCGATGACCGAGGAGGAGAAGCAGGAGCGGCTGCCCTTCGGCGACCCGCTCGCCGATCCTACCGGCGGCGACATGGAGCACTGAGGGCTGCGGGGGGCCCAGGCCGACGCCAGGGGACCCGCAAGGGGGCCGGCGCCGCCACCGATCGAAAGAGCGTGCGTAAGTCGCTGCCGAGCCACCCACGGAGGCGGAGGCCGCAGCACAGGGCGTTCGACCAGCCGCATTGAACCGCGGCCGTGGCATGGGGTAAGTCCGGCTACCCCCGCAGCTAGCCCACGTGCTGCCCGGCCGAAGCGCCCCTACTATCGGGCCCGATGGGCAAGCAATCGGCCACGCCGGGCAGCCGCCACCGCGCGGCCCGGATCAAGCCTCCCAAGGGCTCAGGTGGCGGCAAGCCGCGGGTCGAGCTCTCGGCCGAGGAGATCGAGAAGTTCATCTCGTTCGGCCATACCCTGGGCGACGCGGCGGAATACTTCGAGGTCACGCCGAAGACCCTCTACAACGAGCGCAAGCGCCGGCCCGAGCTCGACGCGGCCGCCCAGCGGGGCATGATCCGCCGCAAGGAGAGGATCTGGGCGTGCCTCTGGAAACAGGCCGGAGCCGGCAACGTCACCGCCGCTATCTACCTCGACAAGAAATGGGGCGGAGGGCTGCCGCCTGAGCGCCTCGAGCACACGGGGCCGGACGGTGGGCCGCTCCAGGTGCAGCTCGGGCGTGCCAAGGTCGAAGAGCGCCTGCGGAAGCTGCAAGAGCTCGCACGGCGCAAGGCGGCGAAGTAGGGCTCGCCGGTGCCCAATGTCTACAACCGTGGCAAGGAGCGGATCGGCGGCGCGCTCAATCTCGCCACCGGCGCGCTCCGGCTCCTCCTCGTGCGCACCACCTACACGTTCGACCCGGACGCGGACTTCGTGTCGGAGCTCGTGGCGCACGAGGTCACCGTGGCCGGCTACGCCCGCCAGAACCTAACCGGCGTGACGCTGGTCCAGGACGACGCCCTCAACCGCGCCGAGCTCCGCGCGAGCCAGGTCAACTTCCCGCCGCTCACTGCGGGGCAGACTATCGGCGGCGCTGTGCTCTTCGAGAACACGGGCGTTGATTCCACCTCTAGCCTGCTCGCGTTCTATCCGACCAACCCCCTCGCCACCGCCGGCTTGGCCGTCACGGTACGTTTCTCGAGCGCCGACCCGGGCGCATGCCTCCATCTTCTCGACTAAGGAGCGCCCGCCCGTGAGCCTGCGTCTTTTCGTCAACGCCACCATCGCCTACTGGCAAGCCAACCCGAACGGAGGCACGCAAGCGGATCTGCTGCTGGCGCTCCAGGTGGCCGGCTTCACCTCGAGCCAGGCCGCCAACTACGGCACGCGGGTTATCGAGGCGCTCTTCGACCATGCGGTCACCGATGCCAACACCTACGCCTCCGTCAAGACTCGCCTCCAGGCGGCTGGCTTGATGCGGATGGCGGCCGCCCTGCGCGTCCTCGTGACGGTAGTCGAAGCGGGCGCCCTGCGGGTCCTCGACTTCGAGCGAGAGCTCGTAGAAGTGGACGCCGTGATCGTTTCCCTCACCGCTCGCCTCGCCAGCCTCGACGCTGCCGTGGTCAACTTGACCGCGAGCCTCCCGACTGGCCCAGACAAGACCGCGATCTTGGATGGTTCCGCCGCAGGCCGCGTGAACCTCGTGGAGCAGCTAGACGGCGCCGTTTCAAGGAAAGACTTCCTGACGGGGCAGATCGCCGCTGGGGCTTGAGTGTCCACGCTCTACCATCAATTCGAGGGTGCGCGCGCCACCGGAACGGGACAGCGCGCGATTACGGCGACCACCGCGAACACCATCACGACCTCTGCTGCCATCGTTGGCCTAGCCGTCGGGGACGTGGTGGAGGCTTTCGGCACTCCGACCGCAGGGGCGAACGACGGCTTTTACGACACGCTGGCTATCGCCGGCGCCGTCATCACCGTCACCCCCGCGCTGGCGGTCCAGGGCGCCGGAGGCACGGCGGCGCGGCTGGTACAACTCGCGACCAAGGTCGCATCGGGTGCCGTGACCACCTTCGAGGCGGGCAACGTTATCCACCGCGTCGGTGCGCTCTTCGAGACGCTCAAGGTGCGTCCTGGCGACCGCGCGGTGGTGAGGCTCAGCACGTCGAACACGCGGAGCTGGTTTGTCCAGCGGGTCATTTCCGAGGATCGAATCGAAGTGCGACCGCTCGACGGTGGCCCGGCGCTCGTGGTGGAAGCCGTCGGGACCTCCGTGCTGATCGTGCGCGAGGGTGGGCACCGTGTCCGCATGATCGACGAAACGACCACTTCGGGCGATCTGATCCGATCGGGTGGTGTCTCGCAGGTGAACAGCTCCGGCGGGCAGATGGGATCCGGCCCAATCGCGCGCTTGCTCGAGAAGTTCACGACGGTCGGAGGCGGCACGCCAGGCGGACTGGCGGCGCTGTTCCTACTTTTCGGCATCCACGAGATCAGCATTGAACAGACTGGCGCGACCTCGACGACGTGGCAGAGCAATAACGAGATCTGGGTTTCGATGCGTAGCACCACGTTTGCGCAGGTGGCGCTCCGCTCCATCGGAGACGTGGCAGGGCTTTCCGTCATCACCCTCGGGCTGCGACCCGGAGACCGCTACTCGTCGCGCAACGGAAGTGTGTGGATTGGCATCCAGCCCAACGACGCCGACATCGGCGCCGGACGCTTGGCGGTTTCCGTGCGAGGCTCGTGGTTCCAGACCAGCACCTTCCGCCAGGTTGCCGATTGCATGTCGTCGATCATCCGCGCCGGGCTCAACCCGTTCGGTGGTGGCGACATCGAATCGGTGGTCAACTACACGACCGTCACCACGCTCGTGGCGCTTGGCGTGCCCACCACTTCCGAGAATCTCCTCGTGGGGCAGCTCGGCACTGCCCAGGGCGTCATCGTCGGAGATCAGGTGTTCGAGGGCCTCCTGCTGACCGCGGACGTGACCATCGTCCCGCTTCGCACGCTCTCCGGGAACACCATCGAGATCCGCAACCCGCGCGCCATGTATGCCATCGAGCAGCTCGTGGACGTGAACACGGGCGGAGTCACCGGGACCGGAATCATCACCTTCACCTACAACCCGCGCTTCGTTTCCGCGAATCCAGGGCTCCTGACACCGCAGCCGGTCGCTGGGCTGACGGTTCGTATCTGGGAGATCAACGAAGCCACCGACGTGGAGACGGAGGTGGCGGGGAGTCCGTTCACCAGCGAAGCCTCCGGTCGGATCAACGGCGGCGCTGGCGTGATCCTACGCGCCGACTCCATGACGAGCCCGGCGACGGTCGGCACCGACTTCAGTGCGCGCCTCGAAGTGACCGGCCCTGGCGTCAACATGGGCGGGAAGTTTGGGCTTCGTGCGAAACACGACTTCGACATCGTGGTGATGGCCGGACCCGAGGAGCTCCTGAGCGTGGCACCGGCTACGATGGTGCTCGCGGCTCCGGTCGCCACGTTGAGCGATGGTACCCAGGTGCCCGGGTGCCTCGAGTTTGGGGTCGTGACCCGGCGCGCGCTCGAGTGGACGACCACCACGTACCGGGCGCTGGACTGGACCCCGTGACGACGTTCCGCGCCGTCGAATGGACCACCGCAGCGTATCGCGCGCTACAGTGGCAGTTCGCCAACTGCGGGCAGGAGGTGCCCATGGAAACCGTCAGCGTCTTCATCGGGAGCGACACGCCCTTCGAGGTGCAGGCGCTCACCGACAAGCTAACCGGGCTCGTGGTGTCCGCCGCCGTGGTGACCGCCAACTTCACCGACAAGCTAACGGGCGTGCCGATCCCGGGGATCATCAACCCGGTGACGCTCGCGCCCGTCGCAGGCCAGCCTGGCAACTACCGCTTCCTGATCCCGGACACGGCGACCCTCACGCCTGGGCAGCGCGTGCTAATCGAGACGCTGGTCGATGCCGGCGGCGGGCTCAAGGGCCGCCGCGAGGTGCTCGGGGTGGTGGAGGAGTAGAGCGTGGGCCGCCTGGCTCACAAGCTGGGCAAGCTGCGGACCGAGGAGAACCCTCAACTTCTCGACGGGCTCGACCGCGACGCCTACGGCGCGCTGGTGCTCGAGCTCTTCGATTGGGAGGGCACGTGGGCCAGGCCGGACCAATGCGAGCCGAAGAGCTCCTGGCGCAAGTGGTTCATCAAGGGCGGCCGTGGCTCCGGCAAGACGCGGACGGGGGCGGAGCTCGTGCGGAAGAAGGTCGAGACGGGCCAGGCACGCCGCGTGGCTCTCGTGGGCCGGACCTCGGCAGACGTGCGGGACACCATGATCGAAGGCGAGAGCGGCCTCCTGGCCGTGGCGAGCCCCTGGAATCAGCCGCACTACAACCCGAGCCTCCGGCGCGTCGAGTGGAAAGGCGAGCTGGCGGTGGCGGGCCGCTACTACCAGGGCAGGAGCTACGAACGCGGACCGATGGCCGTCGCGTTCTCTTCGGCCGAGCCGGACCTCCTGCGAGGCCCTCAGCATGACTTCGCGTGGGCCGACGAGCTCGCAGCCTGGGCCTATGCGACCGAGACGTGGGACAACCTCATGCTCGGGCTGCGCCTGGGCATGAATCCACAGGTGGTGGTGACCTCGACGCCGCGCCCCATCAAGATCGTGCGCGACCTCGTGGGCGACCCCCAGGCGATCATCACGAACCCGAGCACGTTCGCCAACATGGAAAACTTGGCGCCCGCCTTTGCGGCCGAGATCCTCGCGAAGTATCAGGGGACCGAAAAGGGCCGCCAGGAGCTCTACGGCGAGCTGCTCGAGGAGGCCGAGGGGGCGCTGTGGCGCCGCGCCTGGCTCGAGCGGGACCGTGTGGGGGTCGCCGAGGTGCCGGCTCTGGTGGAGGTAGTGGTGGCGATCGACCCCGCTGTGAGCTCCGGGGAGGAGTCGAGCGAAACCGGGATCGTGGCCGTGGGTTCCGCCTTCGCGGCCTCCTCCCCTACCGATGCCCCGGGCCGGCCGGCCGTCCACGTCTACGTCCTCCGGGACGTGTCCGGCCGCTACTCGCCGGACGGGTGGGCCCGGAAGGCGGTGGAGCTCTACGACGAGCTCAAGGCCGACGCCATCGTCGCCGAGCGGAACCAGGGAGGCGACATGGTGGAGCACACGATCCGCACGGTGCCACACGCGGGCCGGCCGGTGCCGGTCTACCTCGTGACCGCGAGCCGAGGCAAGCGCACCCGCGCCGAGCCTATCGCCGCCCTCTCGGAGCAGGGCCGCTACCACCACGTCCGAACGCGATGGGCGGAGGAGTACGATGCGGCCGGCGCGCTCCAGCGGCGGGAGGTGCCGAACGCGATGCCGGAGCTCGAGGACCAGCTCTGCAACTGGGAGCCCGGGCTTTCGGAATCTCCCGACCGGATGGACGCTACAGTGTGGGGGGCGACCCGAGTGATGGAGCGGAACCCACGCGCGGAGTTTCGGCTCGGCCGCCCGCTTGGCGAGAGCGACCGCGCTTCGAGCTGGAGGGCCCGATAGGTGGCGGCGAGGAAGACCAAGCAGGAACGCCCGGTGCGTCAGCTCTCGTCTGACGAGCTCGGCAGCACGGGGCTGCGGATCTATGCCGGCCGGATCGACGAGGAGTTCCTCCGGGAGCTCCGCGGCAAGCGCGCGTACCAAGTCTTCCGCGAGATGCGAGACAACGACCCGGTGGTCGGCGCCGTGCTCTTCGCGATCGAAATGTTCATGCGTCAGGTGTCGTGGCGCGTCGAGCCCGCGAGCTCGGAAACGGAAGACGAGGAGGTGGCCGAGTTCGTGGAGGGCGCCTTCGGCGACATGACAGAATCGTGGCCGGACACGCTCTCCGCGGTGCTCTCCTTCCTGCCTTTCGGTTTCTCACTTCACGAGGAGGTCTACAAGATCCGCAAGGGTCCGAGCCGTGACCCCGAGGCCGACTCCATGTTCGACGACCGCCGGATCGGTTGGCGCAAGCTGCCGATCCGAGCCCAGGAAACGATCGACCGTTGGGATCTCGGAGAGCACGGAGAGCTCCGTGCCGCCGAGCAATTCGCGCCGCCGACCTACCGTCGCGTGACCATCCCGTTCGACCGCTTCCTCCTGTTCCGAACCACGACGGAGAAGGCCAACCCTCAAGGACGGTCCATGCTCCGAAACGCTTGGCGTCCGTGGACGTTCAAGCGACGCATCGAAGAGATCGAGGGCATCGGCATCGAACGCGACCTGGCAGGCTTGCCGGTGGCGCGCGTGCCGGTAGAGCTCTTGATGGCGGACGCCTCGGCGGCGGATCGCGCTCTTGCCGATGACCTCTCGAAGCTGGTGCGGAACATCCGACGCGACGAGAAGGAGGGGATTCTGTTCCCACTCGTCTACGACCAAGAGGGGCACGAGCTCTACAAGCTCGAGCTGCTCAGCACTGGAGGCCGTCGGCAATTCGATACGACCACCATCATCAACCGCTACGACTCGAGGATCGCGATGACCGCGCTCGCGGACTTCATCGTGCTCGGCCACGAGAAGGTCGGCAGCTTCGCGCTCGCGAGCTCCAAGACCAACCTCTTCGCGCTCGCGCTCGGCGCCTGGCTCGACTCTGTGACCGATACCTTCAACCGCTACGGCATCCCTCGTCTGCTCGAGCTCAACACGTTCACGGGACAGCGACCCAAGCTGGTCCACGGCGACGTGGAAACGATCGACCTCGAAGAGCTCGGGCACTTCATCACGGCTCTGGCCGGTGCCGGCGCGCCGCTGTTCCCGAACAAGGACCTCGAACGGTGGCTGCTCGACCAAGCCGGCGCCCCCGCAATCGAGGCGGAGGCTTCGGAGCTCGAGGTGCCGGAGCTCAAGCCGGAGCCGGACCCGGAGCTGGAGCCGGAGCCGGAGGAGACGTGAACCGCTGGCGCCTGCGCGGGCCGATCTTCAAGGCTACGCGCCGCGAGGAACGGGAGGCGAACCGCCGGGCCCGCCAGCGCCTCGGCCGCGCCGTGGCCGGGGACTTCGAGGCCGCCGCCGATGCCTTCGTGGCGTTCTCGACCGCCCGCCTCGGGGGCGGACCTCGCGAGATCCGCCCCTTCACCTTCGAGTTTCCCATGGCTCAGTTTCGGGGGCGGCTGGCCGTCAGCCTGCGCCAACGCCTGCGGGAGGCCGTGGAAACGGGCGGCCGCCTGGGCATGAGGTTCCGGCCGCCTGCCTTCCCCAGCGTGCCGCCTGCCCTCGTCTCCGAGCTCTCCGCCGGGTACATCGAAACCCAGGCGACGCGGGCAGTTACGTCGATCACGGCCCAGACGCGCACCGGCATCCGGCGCGCTCTTCTCGAGGCGCTCACCGATCGAGTCTCCCCCTCGGAGACTTTCCAGCGGATCGGGCAGACGGCGGGGCTCACCTCGCGCCAGGTGACGGCCGTCGGCAACTTCCGCCGGGAGCTCGAGCGCCGGCTGGTGCCGGTGGAGAGGGCCCGCACCACGCAGATCCGCGAGCTCATCGAACGTCGAGTGGGAACCTACCGGGACCGTCTCCTCCGCTACCGGGGCCAGGTGATCGGGGAGACGGAGATGCAGGGTGCGATCCAGGCGGGCGAGCGCGGCTACTATGAGGCCGCCGCCGCCGAAGGCGACGTGGACCTCGCGGCCGTCGAGAAGACGTGGTTCACCGTGCAAGACGACCGCGTCTGCCCCATCTGCGAGCCGCTCCACGAGAACACGGTGCCATTCGAGGACCTCTTCGATTCGTCGGAGGGCGCGCTCGAGGGGCCGCCTGCGCATCCGCAGTGCCGGTGCTTCCTGCGCTTCACCGGAGAGGCGCCGGAGGTGGTCGCCGAGCTCGAGGCCGAAGAGATCGCGTGAGCGACGAGGAAGGGCAGCGCCGACCCTACGGGTCCGGCTCCATCTATCGCCGGCGGGAGGGGCTATGGGCTGCGGAGATCACCCTCCGCCGCGGCCGCGAGCGTGTGCGGCGGCGCTGGTACGGGAGGACGCCGGCCGAGGCCGAGGTCAAGATGGACCGCTACCTCGAGTCCATGCCGAAAGGAATGCGGCTCAACCACCAGAAGGCGCTGCGGCAGCGGGTCAACGGCACGCCGACGCCTGCGCCGTTCGTGCCGACACAGCAGCACCAGCCGAAAACCGTTGAGGCTCCGGCACTTCCGCCGGGTGGCGTGGTGCATCCCATCCGCATCGTGCCAACGCCGGCGCTCCGGTGGCAGGATGCGGAATGGCTCGAGAAGCTCGCCGCTACCTTCGAGGCCGGCGTGAACGCGGCGGGCCAGGTGGTGGTGGAGTCAGAGCTGGCGCTTCGGATCGTGGTGGAGCTCCGCGACGTGATCCGGCGCAACCGGCCGGCTGGTGTAAGCTGGATGCGCACCAAGTAGGAGCTCCGGTGCCCTACGCCACGAACGCGGATCTGCCGGAGACGGTGCGCCGGGTGCTTCCGGCGGCGGCGCAGGCCGTCTTCCGCAACGTGTGGAACAGCACCTTCTCCGACACCGAAAGCGAGGAGCGGTCCTTCCGTGCGGCGTGGAGCACGTTGCGCCGTCAGGGCTGGGAACCCGACGAGGACGGCATGTGGCACAAGGTCGAGAAGCGCGTCGCTTTCCAGATCGCCAAACATGACCGCCGCGAGGGCCGCGTCTTCGGCTGGGCCTACCAGTGCCGCAAGGGCGGCGCCGAAGTGGTGGATCACTCCGGCGAGGTCATCCCGCCGGAGGAGCTCGAGCCGGCCGTCTACGACTTCATGCTCGAGAGCGGGCTGGGCTCCGACATGCACGAGGAGGAACAGGTCGGGGTGGGCGGCGCCATTGAGTCCATGTTCTACACGCCCGAAAAGTGGCGCGCGCTCGGCGTACCCGATGACCTCGCCGCGACGCTGCCGACGGGCTGGTGGGTGGGGTTCCAGTACGACCCTGAAGGCGAAGCCTTTGCTAACGTGGAACGCGGCGACCGGCTTATGTTCTCCATCGGTGGCGGATACGAGGAGGCGGAGGAGTGAGCAAGCGGCGCGTGCTCCGGGGCGTGCACGTCAACGAGGTGGCCCTCGTGGACGGAGGCGACAACCCGGGCGCCCGCATCCTCCTCTACAAGCGGCACGGCGCCGCGCTCGGGAAGGCGACCAAGCGGGAAAACGGGCTCGACTTCCGCGCCGGGGACTACGCCTACACGCCCGACGCCGAGAAGCCGGGCACGTGGAAGCTGCGCCTCGCGGAGCGCCCGGGGACGGCACCGACCGCCCGCCAGGTGGGCCGCGCGGTGGCGGCGCTGGGCTCCGGTGGCTTCCGGGGCCAGCGGGTGGAGATCCCCGCATCCGACTTGATGGCGGTCAAGCGCCGCGTGCTGGCCGCCTGGCTCAAGGCGAACCCCGATGAAGGCCGCGACGCAGCGCCGGCCGTGTTGAAGGCGCTCGCCGGCCGGACGGCGACCGAGCTCGACGCCGAGTCGCTCGGCGCTGCCTGGGCAGGGCTTGAGGCTCTGCCGGTAGAGGAGCCGGGGATCTTCGAGAAGTGGCTCGGGCCGCTCCTGGTGCGCTTGGCGGCGCTCCGCAAGGAGCACGACTACCCCGACGAGGAGCCCCGCAGCTTCGACGACGTGAGGGCGGACTGGTCCGCGATGCAATCCATGGGGGTGATCGGCGACCGGCTCGAGGCGCTCCGCTCGGCCGTCTTCGAGATCCTCCACTCCGAGGCCGAAGACAAGGAGGCGCTGGTCCGCCAGAGCCTCGACCAGTTTTCCGAGGAAATGGGGGAACAGGTGGGGGAGATCCTTGCCGGGCGCATCGCCAAGGCTCTAGGATCGAACCCGGACCCGTCCCCCGGAGGAGGTGACGCCATGCCTTTCGACGTGACCAAGCTGCCGGAGGCTCTCCGGGGGCTCTTCGCCAAGGTGAAGCTCGAGGCCCTGCCGGCCGAAGCCAAGGCGGCGCTCGACGCGATGGGGGACGCCTACCACAAGGCCGCCACCGACAAGACGGCCGCCGATGCCGCAGCCGCGGCCGCGAAGGCGGAGCTCGAGAAGCGGGCCAAGCCGACCGATCCCGACGACTCCGACCCCGTGCTCAAGGCGCTGTCGCCGGAAGCCCGGACCGCCGTCAAGGCGGAGCGCGAGCGCGTGAAGGTGGAGCACGATCGGATCGAGAAGGAGCGCGCGGCCGACCGCAAGCGCATCGAGAAGCTCGAGGCCGACGCCACCCGCGAGCGACTCGCCAAACGGGCCGCGCCCTACGTGCTCTTCGGCAAGAAGCCGGAGGAGCTCACGGCCCTCTTCGAGAAGGCGGAGGCGGCGGGGCTCCTCGACGAGCTCGACGCCGCGTTCAAGGTGGCGCACGCCCAGGCGGAGAAGGGCAAGGTGCTCGAGGAGCTCGGGTCCGGTGCCGGCGTGTTCACGGGCTCGGCGGTGGAGGAGATCCGGGTGGCCGCGCAGAAGATCCGCGCCTCCGAGCCGAAGCTCAGCGAGGCGCAGGCTTTCACGAAGGCCATGCGTGAGAATCCCGAGCTCGCCAAGCGTCACCGCGCGGAGCAGCTCAAGGCCGGCGGCGTCCAGTAGGGACGCGGAGGGTAGGAAGCGATGGCGAAGGAAATCCTCGGCACGGTCATCAGCCTTCCGGCCGCGGCGGACCTCTCGACGCACCAGTTCAAGTTCGTGGTCGTGGACGCGAACGGGCGCGCCGCGCTCGTGGTCGCCAGCGGAGGGCAGGCCGACGGCGTGCTCCAGGACAAGCCCAACGCGCTCGGCAAGCACGGCGACGTGATGCTGATCGGCGCTGGTGGCGTCTCGAAGGTGGTGGCCGGTGCGGTGGTGGCGGCGGGCGCGCTCGTGATGTCGGACACCACCGGGCGCGCCATCACGGCGACGGCGACCAACTGGGTCCTCGGCCGCGCCCTCAGCGCGTCGGGTGCCGCCAACGAGATCCTGTCCGTCGAGATCGGCCAGCGCGGCAAGCCCGCGACGCTGCCGTAGCGCGAGAGCGAAGCAAGCCCCAGGAGGGTAAACGATGCCCCAGCCGACGGTTCAAGACGTTCACGTCGACGCCGCCTTGACGACGGTTTCCACGGCGTACATCCAGAGCGCCGACAAGTTCGTGGCGGCTCGCGTGTTCCCCGTGGTGCCGGTCGAGCACAAGAGCGACAAGTACCACCGCTTCGACAAGGACGACTTCCTCCGCGACGAGGCCGAGGAGCGGGCGCCGTCCTCGGAGAGCGCGGGCTCCGGCTTCCGCGTGGCGCAGGACGACTACAGCGCGCGCACCTACGCCTTCCACAAGGACGTGGACGACGAGGTGCGGGCGAACGCCGATCCCGCCGCCGACGTGGACGAGGCCGCGACGCGGTTCGTCACGCAGAAGATGCTGATGAAGCGTGAGACGGTGTGGAGGGACACCTACTTCGTCACGGGCGCGTGGACGAACCAGACCACTCCGGCCACGCTCTGGCAGCTCGCCGCCTCGACGCCGATCACCGACATCAACACCCAGATCGATGCGATCGAAGCGCGCACCGGCTTCCGGCCGAACGTCATCGTGGCCGGGGCGCAGGTGTCGCGTGCGCTCAAGAACCACCCCGACATCATCGACCGCTACAAGTTCGTGCAGCCCGGCATCATCACGACCCAGCTCCTCGCGTCGCTCTTCGAGGTGGATGAGTTCGTCGAAATGCGGGCGGTCACGAACACGGCGGTGGAAGGTGCCGCGACCCAGCTTCCGGGCTACGTCGGAGGCAAGCACCTGCTGCTCGCCTACCGCGCGGTGAATCCCGGGATCATGGAGCCGACCGCTGGCTACATCTTCGCGTGGACGGGCCTGCTCGGATCGGATGCCTTCGGCAACCGCGTCTCGCGCTTCCGCATCCCGACCAAGCGGTCCGATCGGGTCGAAGGCGAGATGTCTTTCGCCACCAAGAAGGTCGCGGACGACCTGGCGCACTTCTTCCTGGGCGCGGTGGCCTAGGCCGGTGCCGGCCGTCGGCTACTTCGCCGGCCGGCGGCTCGAAACCGCCGGTCAGCAGTTCGGCTACGGCGCGCGGCTCCCCGCCGACACCGCGAAGTGGCCGAACATCGAATGGCTCATCCGCGCGGGGTCCGTCTACTGCCTCGAGCTCGACGCGGCAGGCGAACCGCTCGGGTTACCGGCTCGGCTGCCGCTCCTGAGCGAACGCTTCGTGCGGGCCAGTCTCGAGCTCCACCGCCGATCCATCGCGCCGGCGCCGGAGCCGGCCGCGGCGCCTCCGCTTCCGGCCGCGCCCGAGGCGCCGGCTCCCCGTCGCGCTCGAGGAGCCCGGGGCCCTCGGGAGGCCGCCGGGGCAGAGGGCTAAGCCTTGCACGTCATCAAGGCGACCTACTCGAGCGATCCCGCCAACTCCGAGCTCGACCTCGTGCGCCTCTCCATCGGCGACACGGACATGGCGGCGCCTCACCTCGGGGACCCCGAGATCGAGCACTTCATCGCGCTCGAGCCCAACGGCTACTTCGCCGCCGCCCGTGCGGCTGAGGCTATCGCCGCGAAGTTTGCCGCGTGTGTGGACGAGGGTGGCGGTGGTATCAGCCGCTCGAGCTCCCAGGTGTACGACCACTACATGACGCTGGCCGTCCAGCTCCGGCTCCGTGGCGCGCGCTCCAGCATGAGGGTGCCGGCCGTCTCCGAGAGCGAAAAGAGCGCCGACGCCCAGGACGTGGACCTCGTGCCGCCCTACTTCACCAACGGGATGCACGACAACCCCCGGAGCGGGCTGGACGAGCCTGAGACGCTCGAGGGCTTCTAACCGTGGCCCAGGGCTGCCGGGGCATCCCGAAGACGGTGGCCAATGCCACCGCCGTGACCATCACCAGGCCCGTCCGCGGCGGTCCTGGCGGCGACATCACGGGCACGCCGGCGACCGTGGCGACCTATCCCGCCGGGCTGCACCGTGTCCGCCACCGGCTCTTCAAGCGGCCGGATGGCCGGGAGATCGAAGTGGTCGGGGAGCTCGCCGTGGACGGCTTCGACTCGGCCGGGGTGGCGGCGGGCATCACGGAAGGGGACCTCGCCAGCTTCACGCTCACGAGCGGGCGCCTCGTGGTGGAGCAGGAGGTGCTATCGGTGCAAGAGTACGCGCCGGGCGGTAGGCTCTCCTGGGTGGTGCTCAGCCTTGGCGGTTAGGGGCGGCGCAGCGATCCGGCGCAACCTGCGGCGCGTGCGGGAGCACGTGGGCGAGGCGATCTCCCAGGGGATGGACGACGTGGCGAACGACCTCCTCGACCGCGCCATCGCACTGGCCCCCCAGCTCTCCGGGGACCTCGTGAACGATGCCCTCGTGCGGAGGCTGGACACCCGCAACCGCTTCGCCAGGGCCGTCGAGTTTGGGCCGCCGGGCTCGGCTTCGACCGCCTACGCCAAGGTCCGCCACGAGGAGTTCTACAACCTGGGGCCGATCTCGAGCGTGAAGCCCGGGACCGCAGACGGAGCGGTGGGCCGGAAGTATCTCGAGCGCCCCTTCAACCGCCACGCCCGGCGGTACATCGAAGAGGTGGGCCGCGCGGTGGAGCGTAGCCTGCGCCGGAGCCTTTCCTGATGGCGATCCCGAACACCCGCATCGACCAAGGCTTCGCCGAGGAGCTCAAGGCGCGCGGCTTCGGCTTCCTCTACTCCGATCCCCCGGGCGTGGGCGCGAAGATTTTCGTGGGCGAAGAGGAACCCTCGCCGGATCGCGCCATCACCGTGGTGCTCGAGGGCTCTGGCCCGGGCGGCGTGCGCCGGAATATTTCCGAGAGCTACGCCATGACGGTTCGGTTCCGCGACGCCAGCTATGAGCTCGCGAGCGGGCTCGCCTTCGGAGTGTTCAAGGATCTGGTACGAAACGACCAGGGCCAGTTCGGCGGCGCGCTCGTGGCGAGGGCGCGGCTGAGCTCGAGCCCGGTACCTCTCGGCCGAGACGACGCGCCTCGCGGTGGCCGCTGGCTTTTCACCCTGCCGGTGGCGTTGCTCGTCAAGGCGAACGACACGTAGGAGGCCGCCATGTCCGTCTTCCCTCGCCCGCCCGATCCCATCACGAAGGCCCACCTCTTCATCGGTGAGCCCATCGTCGAGTTCGGGCCCAAGCTCGCGTCGGGTGCCTTCAGCCCGCTGCGTTCGCTCGGCATCATGGACGGCGCCGAGATCCAGAAGACGATCGAGCTTGCGACGTTGCGGAACGCGGCGTCGGGTGTGTCGCGCCTCGAGCGCGAGATCGTGCGGCTCTTCGAGGGACGGCTCGCGCTCACCGTCTTCAACTTCACCGAAGAGAACATGCAGCTCTTCATGGCCGCGAAGGCGATCACGCCGGTGACGGCGGGCACCGTCGCGGTGGTCAACGAGGAGTTCCAGCTCACCGGCGACGACCGCGACTTCGTGAACCTGCGGAACATGCTGATTGCCGAACCGCTCACCGGGCTCGACTGTCAGACGGTGACGCTCGAGGCGGTGGGCATCGGCCAGGGCGGCACCTTCGGTCAGACGCTCGGCGACTTCAGCCTGGACTTCCCCATCAAGGTCATCGGTGACGTGCCGACCACGCTCGGCAAGATCCAGTATTTCCACAACGGGGTGAGCATCACCGACCTGATTCCGGCGAAGACCCTGGTCGGTGGCAACCCGCCGGTGCCGATCGCGAACCAGATCGGCATCAATACGGGCGCCGTCGCCAACTCGGGCAAGATCATCTACTTCGCCGGAGAGGCACCGACGGCGGGCGTGGTCATCACCGTCACGTACACGCCCAGCTTCTCGCAGACCGCCGGCGACTTCGTGGCGAACACCGACTACTTCCAGGACCCGATTCCGGGCCGCGTGCGCGTGAAGTTCGGGCTCAAGCTCAAGGGCGGCGAGAAGCTCCTGGCCGACTACAACTACACGGCGATCGACCACGACGACATCAACCCGTTCACCCAGCTCTCCGGCTTCAACGGCAAGGCTCGGATCTCGCACCTCCCGGACGTGGGCATCAACTTCGTCTGGGACATCCCGGACGTGACGGTGCGGATCACCGACGACGCCTTCGCGTGGAACCGCGACGACTTCGCCACCGGCGCGCTTTCGATGGTCATCAACGACGCCGGCGGCACGGCACCCTTCGGGACCATGAGCATGTACGAGGAGACGCCGTAAGGGCGAAGGAGGGGAAGACTCTGTGCCCTCCTGGGGCCGCTACGCTGCCGACTCGCTCCTGATCGAAACCCTCGACACGGGCTTCGTGACCGCTACCGCCATCGCGGCCGCTCCGTTCACGGTGCCGGTCGGTCAGAAGTGGCTGCTTCTCTCTGCGATCCTGCGTTACTCCGCAAGCGCCAACGTCGGCAACCGGTTGCCGGCTTGGCAGGTGCGCGACGCGGCCGACGTGGTGATCCTCGGAGTCTCGAGCTCGCTGGCGCTCACGGCGAGCCAGCACATCAACATCTTTTTCCAGTCGCTCCTCCCTCGAGACATCGGGAATTGGGGAAACACGGGCGGGCTGCTAAGCACCAACATGATTTTCCACGGCCCGCTCGAGCTCAAGGCCGGCGAGGACGTGCGCTTCCTGGACGGTGCGAACATCGATGGCGCCGGAGACTCGGCGCGTGGGCTCGTGGTGATCCAACGCCTCGTGCCGTTCACGTTCTAGGAGACGACACCCAATGTCGTGGGGCCGCTTCGCCGCAGAGCCGCTGCTCATCGAACGGGAAAGCACCGGGCTACTGACGGGCACGGCGATTGCCGCCGCCCCTCTCACCGTGCCGGCCGGCGAGCGGTGGGTCCTGCTCTGGCTCGCCTTGCGTTGGATCGCGAGCGCGAACGCCGGCAACCGGGCGCTGGCCTATCAGATTCGCGACGCTTCCGACGTGGTGCTGTTCGCCGCGCAGAACGGGATCAGCGGAGGCGTGCTCAACCAGACCGCGAGCCAGGGCGTCAACTGGTTTTATCAGAGCCGCCTGGTGAAGGACACCGCGCTCTTCGGGGGTACCGCGCCCTTCAGCCAGGCCAACCAGTTCTTCCCGGGGCCCTTCGCGCTCGCGGCCGGGCAGGACATCCGCTTCTTCGACAACGCCAACATTGACGGCGCCGGCGACACCGCCCGCGGGACGGCCGCTTTCCTGCGCGTGCGCATCTAGGCTAGGCTTCCCCATTCGAGGGGGTGCCATGCCGAAAGATCGAGTCGCCGCGGGCGTCATTCTTCCCGAACGCGAAGTGGTCCTGCTCTCGGGGGCGCGCGTCATCGTCCGTCCCTGGCCGATCCGCAAGGGGCGGCTGCTCGTGGATCGGGTGATCGCGCTCGTCGAGCGCCTCCTCGAGCACCGGCGCGCCGAGGCCCTCGCGGCCGGCGAGGGTGAACCGCCGCGCCGCGTCGCGCTCGCCTCCGACCTCCTCGACGTAGCCTTCGAGGAAGTCTTCGGCATCGTCCGCGACACCGTGGACTACTCCGACGCGCAGATGGAGGCGCTCACCTTCGAGGACCTCCTGACCCTGACCGAGGCCGTGCTCGAGGTGTGCCTCATTCGGGGCGAGGAGGGCGGCGTGTTGGGAAAACTGGCGAGGCTCGTCGACCGGACGGGCCTTCTCGTGGTGCGGATGGCCGCCTCAGTCCAGAGGAGGCCGACGACCTCCTCCTCGAGTCCATCGACTTCCTCGTCGGGCAGGGCTACGACCGCGACGACCTCCTCGGGAGGTGCTCGGCGGGTGAAGTAGCCGCCTACGCCCAGGCCGCCTCGAAGCGCCATGCGCGCGACCTCGTGACGCTCGGGCATCTGGTGGCGCTGGGGGTGCGGGTCGGCTTCACGGGCAAGCGCGAGCCGCTCGTGGCGCTTGCGAGGCGGCTCGAAACGGAGCACGATGGCACCCCGACGGGCCTGCGGAAGTCGCTGCGCGAGCTCGTGGCTTCCGGGCAGGTGAAGGTGGTGAAGGGTGGGGCTCTCCGTCGGCGAGCTGGCAGTCGAGCTGGAGGCGAAGACTCAAGCGTTCGGCCAACGCCTGACGGCAGCGGAGCGTAGGCTCTCCAGCTTCGAGAAACGGGCCCAGACGACCACGGCTGCCGCCGGCGCCTCATTCACGCGCCTGCGGGGCTCTGTGGCGGGCCTAGCCACGGGTTTCGGCGCCATCGTGGCTGCCCTGGGCGTCGGGGGCGTGACCCGGGCGGCACGCGCGGCCGCGGAGGAGCTCGACCGGATCGGCGAGACGGCCGACCGGCTGGGCCTGACCACCGACGCCCTCCAGGAGCTCCAATTCGCCGCGTCGGGTGCGGGCGTGTCGAATGAGGGGCTCGCTTCGGCCCTCCAGTTCCTCTCGCGTCAGATCGGGAACGCGCGCACCGGGTCAGGCGCGCTCGCCACGATCCTGAAGCGGACGAATCCCGAGCTACTCCAACAGCTTACGACCACCACGGACCTCGAGCGCCAATTCGGGCTGATGACCAGAGCGATCTCCGGGGCGGCGAATCAGCAGGACGCGCTGGCGCTCTCGGCGGCGGGCTTCGGCCGGGGCGCCGGGGCCCAGCTTGCGACGGTGGCGCTCACCGGCGCGGACGCCTTCGACCGGCTCCGCGAGCGGGCGCGCGAGGCGGGGGTCGTCTTCGACGAGGCGATCGTTCGGGACGCGGGCGCGGCTGCCGACGAGCTCGAGCTCCTGAGCCGCATCTTGAAGGCGAACCTCCAGCGGGCCCTCCTGAGCTCCACCCCGCTCCTCGTCAGTTTCTCCGGTGCGCTCGCCGAGGCCGCCCAGGGCGCCGCCTTCTTCTTCGACGTGTTCCGGGACCTGGGGAGCCGCTCGACCAAGACGGTTGAAGTCCAGCTCGGCATGGCGATTGAGCGCGTGGAGGACCTCGAAGTGGCCCTCCGCAAGGCGAGGAAGGAAGCCGAGGGCAAGGGCCCGAGCCTCCTCGAGCGCCTGGGCCTTTCCACGGGCGCGCCCGGCTCGGGCATCCAGCGCGAGCTCGAGGCAGCGCGCCAGGAGGTGGCGACCCTCCAGGCGGAGCTCAGCCGCCGCGAAGCGGGGGCGCTCGCGCGGCGACCCAAGGGCGGCATCGATGACGCGGCGCCCGTGGACTTCGAGGCGCGGGAGCGGGCGCGCAAGGAGGCGGAGGAGGCGGAGAAGCGCAGCGCCGAGGAGCGGGTGCGCAACGCCGAGCGCCTCGTGGACCTCGAGCGCCAGCTCCGCATCGAACGCCTCGAGCAAGAGGAGCCGCTCCGGGCGCAGATCCAGGCGATCGACGATCAGATCGAGGACCTCGAAAAGCTCAACCTCGACGAGGCCGGACGCGCGAAGGCGAACGAGCTCACCCGGGACCTCAAGCAACAGCAGGCCGACCTCGAGCAGCGGATCTCCGACGCGCGGTTCACCGAAAAGGAAAGCCTCGACGCGCTCAAGGGGCCCCTGGGAGTGCTCGCCGAGCTCGACGCCGAGCGGGCCCGCGACATCAAAGCGCAGACGGCGGCGCGCCTGGCCGAGGCGACCGGGGTGGAGGAGCGCGCGGACATCCTGCGGGCCGGTGGCGCCGCGGCGGAGGCGGCGGCCGAGGACGCCAAGGAGGACCTGGAGCTCGACGTGGGCGAGGCGGTGGGCCAGGGGTTCGCCTCGGGCATCCGGGGTGCCCTGAAGGACGCGGCCCGGGGCGAGCTCCCCGAGTTTGCCGACGTGCTCCAGGAGCTCTCGACCTCGGCCCTCGACACGGCGATCGACACCATGACCAAGGGCCTGGAGAAGGCGCTGGAGGGCATCTTCGACCAACTCGCCGACGCCCTCGGCGCCTCGGGTGAACGGTTCCAGGGCGCCATCGCCGGGGCGCTGGGCGTGGGGCTCGGGCTGGCCGCCGGCGCCCTCCGGGACACCGACGTGGACGTGCGCCGCGAGGCGATCCGGTCGGCGGTGACGGACACCCGGGAGCTCCGGGGCGTGGTGGCGGGGCCTACGGACGTGCCGATTTTCCAGGTGGGCGAGAGCATCGAGCAGGGATTCGTACCCGTCGCCCAGCTCTTGACGGTGACGAACACGATCCTGCGCGGCATCCTGACCGCCGTGCAAGAGGACACGGGGGCGGGCGGCGTCACCTCGTCGATCAAGGCGATGGTCGAAGCGGCCGCCGCCGAGCTAGCCGCCACCACTTCCCCGAGCCTGAGCTAACCAGTCGCGCTGGAGCGCGACGCGCCCGAGGGGCGCAGGAGGAGAAAGCGATGCCGGAGCACCAGGAGATGGATGAGGGCAAGGTCCGGGAGCTGCGCGATGTGGTGGTGGACCTCCGACCGCCGGAGGAGCTCCGAAGCGAGCAACCGCCGCAGCAGCCGGAGCCTCAGCCCGACGCCCCTCCGCAGACGGAACCGCCGAAGAAGGGCGCGCTGCACATCGAACGCGGGCACCTCGAGATCCGACTCGGCGACTACAGCTTCCATGAGATCCGGCTGGCCGACCTCTCGGCCAAGGGCGATCCGGTGCCGCTCCTCCTCTACGCGATGGTGCTCCAGCTCTTCGACGTGACGCGCGCGCTCGCGGCCGTGGCTCACAACGCCGGGGCTGGGACCCAGCTTCTCGCGCGGATGGAGGCGGCCGCCCGGCAGCACTCTTCCCAGGACGCGGTGGACGTTGCGGCGCGCACCATGGACCAGCTCTTCGATACCTTCGAGCGGCGCACGGGACACAAGATCCGCCGATAGGAGGGAACGGGTGGCCCTGGCCGTCACCAAAATCCGCGATCTCTACGACGCCGATGGCAGCGGCAACGGCACCGGCGGTGGGCTGATCGACGAGGCCGTCGGGAGCAACTGGCAGGTGGGCCCGCCGATCCGGCGGCCGCCGGGGCAGGGAGCCGACTCGCGTTCGCCTGCCAACCGCTACTACGACCGGCTCGACCGGCTCTACGTGCGGACGCAGACGAGCGCGGCGGCGGAAGCGGCGGGCTACATCGACCCGCTGTTCTTGAACGGGGTGGTGCCTAACTCCCAGGCTTTCGCCGGCGATGCCGCAGGCGGCATGTGCCACTTCATCGGCGAATGGGATCGCATCGCCAACACGCAGAAGCTCTACCGCGCGCCGGACCCTGGCGGCGGTGGGTCCAACAAGTTCCTGGAGGTGAACCCGCTCACCCTCGCGCTCCTCGTGGACGACGTGTTCCAATTCGTCGGACCTCGTGCACGGAAAACCGCTTTCGACGGCGGCGTGGACGGGGTGAACGCCACCGTCGGCTGGTGGAATAGCACCGGGCTTGCCCCCTCGACTACGACCGCCTCCGGCGCCGTGCTCTTCGAGTCCATGGGCTACATCCTCGTGGTCGGCTGCATCCGCCACACGGACACCAACCTCTACCAGAACACCCTGCTCAAGGTGAAACTAAGCGACGGGCGCGCGACCGTGTTCGGGCTCGACGATGGAGTGGGCGCGCTCGCAGGCAAGCACGTTCCGGTGCGCTACAGCTCGACGCCCAACGCTTTCCAAGGGACGCAGCTCTTCGGCGATACGGTCAACCTGTTCTATCTGCAATTCGTCCCGGACGACGATTCAACGCCTACGGCGCCCAAGGGTTTCCTGGTTTTCTCGCAGGACTCGGCGATCGGAAGCACGCCCGAACGCATCTACACCAAGTTCGTGGAGTTCAACCCGCTCGGAATCGTCGGAGTGCCGAACCGGGTGCACAAGCGGGAGATCCTCCTGTCCCGCTTCGAGCTCTCGGAGAGTCAGAGCCCACCGAACGCCACCGGGCTCTATCACATCTTCGGTGGCGAACCGATCTTTTACCACCCGCCGAGCCGCACGCTGCGGATGTTCTATGTTCGCTCGACCGCTTCCGTGGCGAGCGCGCGCACCCAGGGAGCCGTCCAGGGCCTCACGATTGCGAGCACTCCGACGCTTTCCCAAGTGCTACCTCCGACCGCGCTCTCGACTCCCGAAACGCTCAAGACGGTCCGCTTCGCGACGGAGGCCCTCGGCTCACTCGGCGAGAAGGTCGGCGCTGCCAACCTGACGTGGACGCTCGAGCGCGTCTCCACCTTCGGAGAGTCGATCAGCAAGACGTTCCCGGGCACGGCTCAGCTCGTCAACTTCCCGGTGGACATCGCCACCCTCGTGGTGGTGGAGAACGGCACCACGACGCTGGTCGAAGGGGTCGATTACTCCATGAATTTCGGCACCGGGCTCCTGACCTGGATCTTGGATCACAGCGGCGCGACCACCATGGTCGCGAGCTACGAACACCGCCAGGACCCGGCGACGCCGCCACACGGCACGCTTCTGATCTCGACTTCGCAGAGCGACGTGAACGGGCAGGCGGTCACGGAGGTGCGCTACCCGGACAACGCCAACCTCGTCGGGGAGCTCGACAAGTTGACGGCGACCGCGTGAAATGGCGACCGGGGCCCAGCACTTCTTCTACCTCTCGGGCGGCGCGGGCAACACGGACCCGAACGCGGCGCTGGGCGGCGCGCGCTCCACGGCGGCGGGCGGGCAGCTTCACTACCACCAGGGCACCCTCACAGCGACCCAGACGAGCCGGCAGCGGTTCCTGGGCGCGACGGGCGTTTCGGGTGTGGTCGCCGGCGACCTCGTGCTCTTCGCGACCGGCGCGAACGCGCTCGTGGTGGCCGAGGTGCTCTCCTACAACTCAGGCACGGGCGAGTTCGTGCTGGTCGAAGGGACGCCCGCGCTCGGCACGCTCGGCGACACGTACCGACTCCACCACGAGAACAACCTGTTCGACGACGTGAGCGCGTCGCAGTGCGCGCTGGGCCACGTGGACCATCGGTGCCTCTACGTGCGAAACGAAAGCGGCGCCATCATCACCACGGGGAAGCTCTACTTCTCCGGGCTCGACGGCGGGGGTGCGGGCGTCGAGCTCGCCGCCGACGACACCCAGGACTCGACCATCCCGTCTATCGCGCTCGAGACGGACGCCCCGGACCTCTCGACCTTCGCGACCGGCGGCGGCTCGTTCAACCGGCCGACCGGCTACGCCGATTCCATGCAGCCCATCCCCGCGGGCGCCAACCTCAGCAACAACTCCCACCGGGGCGTGTGGGTCCGGCGCACCGTGACGGCGGGCCAGAGGAAGCGACGGAAAGCGGCGGTGCTGGTGGTCCACCTCGGGGTGGAGGGCGGGGCTGCGGCGGGAGCCGCGGTGCTCTCCTGGACCATGGACGGCTTCACGCTGGCGCTCCAGGTGGTCCGCGATCGGTTCCAATTCATCCGGGGCGGCGCCCGCTTCTCGGCCGTCGCGACCGGGCTCGAGACGGGGCTCCCGGTGGTGGGTCAGCCGATCGGCTGGACCCTCGCCGGGCCCGGTTCCATCTTCCCGGGGGCCGATGAGCGCACCGGCGCGGATGGGCGCAACACGATCCCGTACCACTCGAGCACCCTCGACGGCGACGTGGGGGTTACCGTGACGGTGACGGCGAAGGGGATCTAGTGCCGACCGCCTCTCGGATATACTCGATCTTCGCCGGCTCGCCGGTGAGCGCGGCACTCGGCGTCACGCTCCTGGGCATCGGTTCGCCGGCGACCCCGGCCGCGAAGCGGCGACTGACCCACCCGGATACGGCGATCGTCCCGGTGACCTACTTCGCCAACCCCGACGAAACCGACAACTTCGACCTCGAGCCGCTGCCCCGCCCGGACGCGATGGCCCTCAAGACGCTCACGAGCACCCGCGTGGTTCGCTTCGAGGAGACGCTCGAGGACGTGATTGTTACCGAACGGTGGATCGGTGAAGGCGCAAAGGCAGCGATGCCCTCCTTCTTCTTCCGCCAGCTCTACAACCTGTGGCTCAACCCGCCCGACCTTTCCGTGAGCAACCCCGTCTACGTCCAATGGGAACCGCGCGACCAAGGCACGATCGTCTACAAGGTGGAGCTGCTCAGCCTGACGGCCGGCGGCGACGCGGCTATCCAATCGACCGAGCTCCTGGCCCAAGGCGGGAAGTTCGACGGCGGCACCTACGAGGCTCCGCTCGACCCGCTCAACGCCCTGCGCACCGGGCTCGTGCCGAAGACTGTGGAGCTTACGATGCGGATCGTTGCCAAGGTCTAGCGACGTGCGACTCCTGACGCCCACCCTCAACGCGGCGATGCTCGACGAGCGCCGCCAGCCGGCGTGGAAAATCCTCGTCTACGACGTGCGGAGCACCACGGACACGATCAACAACGTGGTGCGCGGCGATGCGCTCCTGGCGCTCACAGGTCCGCGCGACTTCACGAAGGACGTGCTCTCGGCGGTGCTCGAGGAAGTGGCCGGAGACTTCAACGGCGACGGCGTGGCAGCCTCGACGCTCTCCCTCACGATCGAAGATCCACAGGGCAAGTTCGACCCGCTCTTGACGCTCGTCGCTCCGACGGGCGACGGGCGATGGCTCCGCGACGGCAACGTCGTGCGCATCATCGAAGGCGACGCGAGGGTGGCCGAGGCCGATTGGGTCACGACCTTCACCGGCGAGCTCGTGGGCCAGGCCGGCGTGAAGCGCGGCCGCGTGGCGCGCGCCTCCGAGATCACGATGGACGCGGTGGACCGCACGGCCCGGTTCCTGCGGTTCCCTGTTACCTCCGACACGTTCGGACTCGGGGCCACCCTCCTGAGCATCGCCACGTCGATCGCGCAGAACGACATGGCGCTGGACTCCTCCGAGATCCTCCTGGGGGGCTGGGGCGCGCAGGTGACGGGCCACCACTCGACCCAATTCGTGGAGGAGCCACCCCTCGTGGCGCTCGCGCACCTCATGTTCCCGGACGGCTTCATGCCTCGCTTCACGGGTGCGGGCAAGCTGGCCCAGACTTCCGGGATCATCACCAAGGCGCCCGCGCGCAGCTACGCGGACTCCGACCTGATCCAGGACATCGAACGGCCGAAGCACCGGATCAAGGCGAAGAACCGGGTGACGGTGCGCGGGCTCTCGGCGACGCTCACCAAAATCACCCAGCCTTTCCAGAAGCTCGCCGAGGTCAACATCACCACCGGCTTCTTCGCTCGCGACGAGGAGATCCGGGTGACGTGGAGCGAAGACGAGACGAAGCTGGCCCAGAACACGCGCATGAAGGTGCTGCGCTCCGTCAACGGTGGGCTGCTCGACTTCGGCGCGACCGAAAACTACACGGAGGAACCGAAGAGCCCGGAAGGTTCGGTCTCTGGAGAGATCACCGTCGGGACGGGCTTCGCGCCCTACGTCGTAGTCTTCCTCACTGGCATCTACGTGGCTCTGCAAGCCATCCCGCGTGTGGTGGTGGTGGTGTCCTTTGGAGGTGGCGGCGGCTTCACCATCCCCGCCCAGGATATTGTCGCGGCTTCTTCGCTCTCCGTTGCCCTCATGCTCATGGCTCAGATCGGACGCGGGCACTACCTCATCGAAGGCGAACCCTTCGAGTACGTCTTCCAGGAGATCGTCGCGACCGCCGAGGTGCAAGGGCTGACCAATGACGACGCCAACGTGCTCGACATTTCCAACCACCTCATTCAGACGCAGGCGGTAGCGGACACCGCCGCCATGAACGTCTTGCGCCGCGAGGTGGCGAAGGCGAACCTGCGCGCGGTCACCATGCTAGTCGACCTCGTGCTCGAGCCGGACGACGTTTTCGAGCTCGCCGCGGAGTCTCGGAAGTTCATGATTCGGAGCCAGAGCCGCACGCTGCGCCGTGGTGCCGAGGCGGTGGTCGCCGTGATGGAGTGCTTCGAGGTGACGCCGGGGCTAGTGCCGTGAGTTTCCGCGATCTGTTCCGCCAGGAGCGCCGCGCCCACGTCGAGTTTCTCCTCGGCACGGTGGTGACGCGCCCCAAGATCGTGCAATTCGACGGCGTGGGGCCCGTGTGGGTGGTGGACGTGGACGTGGGCGGCCGCCGGATCTTCAAGAACGTGCCGGTGAAGGCGGTTGGGCAGGGTGGCCGATTCTACGCTGACATCAACCAGCCGGTGCTCCTGAAGCGGAACGCCCAGGGCCGGTTCGACGTGGTGGGCGCCGCCGACCGGAAGGCGGGCGTCGCGGTGGTCAAGGGCTACGACCTGACCACGGGCAACCTCCAGAGCACCACGAGCGCCGGCTTTTCGGTGATCCCGCGCCCTTTCGAGTTCTACATGGGCGACGTGAGGCTGAAGGGCAACCCTCTGCTTACCTTCGACCAAGTGCCGGCAGGGAATGACACCATCACGCGCAGCGCCGGCTCGTGGTCTACCGACGGCTTCCTCGTCGGGCACCTCATCCGCATCGGCAACACCGCGCTCAACAACTTCCTGCTCTCGAGCCTCACCATCGCGACCTTGAGCGCGGCGGTGCTCGGCTTCACGGGCGACGTGCTACAAGACGAAGGCCCGATCTCGAACGTGATGCTGGCGCGTGCGGGATTCGTGCGGTGGAACGACGGCGTGACGCCCTTCCCGAAAGTGTCGATCGTCAACCAGGCGACCGGCTTGGAGGTCTAGGCCGTGCCTCTCAACCTCAAGAAGAGCTTCACAACCGGGCAGGGGGCCGGTGCCGCCAACTACGTCACCTACGCCCCCGACCTCGACTTCGACTTCACCGCCATCGAAAATCTGGTGAACCAGCTCGAGAGTCAGCTCGTGGGCATCCAAGGCCCGAACGTGCTCCTCGGGCTCGACATCCTCCAGTCCGACGACCCGGCGACCACGCCCGACGAGCTCGAGGGCCGGATCGGTGCGCACTCCTACATCGTGACCATCAACGCCAGCCCCGCGCTCTTGAACGTGAGCACGGGCGTGGCCCTCGTGGACGACAAGCGCGTCGAGCTCGTCGCCTCCGCGATCGGACTCGTGGGCCCTGGCGGGGGTGCCTCGACCCACTACGTCGCGCTCGACATCAACGGCGTGCCGAGCATCAAGACGAGCGCAGGGCAGGGCGCGGCGGACATCGCGCGGGCGACCTGGAACGGCACGATCTACACGGCGATCTCGCAGTGGCCCACCGTCACCGACGTGATCCCCGTCTTCTTCGACGGCGACGACTACGCGGACCAACAGACGGTGGTGGGTCATGCGACCGTGGGCGTCGGTGTGCAGACCCACACGAAGGTGGCCAACCGCTTCGAGAACGTGGAACGGGCGCTGCGGGGCCACACGGCGAACGTGGTCGCCGGCGGCCCGGCGCTCGGCCCCGTGGCGCTCATCCGAGGCACGGCCGCCGCCCCCGGGCTGATCCAGACGGCGGGCGACGGCGTGACCTTCGACACGGGCACCGGGCTCTTCCGGCAAGCGTTGAACGCGATTGGTTTCGCAACGGCTGGCGTCGAACGGGCCCGACTCAACGCGAGCGGGCAGCTTCTCATGCAGGCCGGCACCGATGCGCTTCCCGCCTACGCCTTCCTCGCCGACCCAGACACAGGGATGTTTAGCAGCGGCGGCGGCGTGTTCTCCATCACGATCGACGGCACTGCGACCTTCGGCTTCGGGCCCGCGGGCTTCACGATCGTTACCGCCGGCTCCGCCGCCGTTCCTGCCCTGAAGTTCGGAGGGACCGACATCGACGGCTTCTTCTTCGGCACGGACTTCGTGGCCGTCACGACCAGCGGTGTGGAGCGCGCACGGTTCGGGCTCAACACGCTCGCCTCGCCGGCCATCGGCATCGCCGGCGACGCCAACACGGGCTTCCGCCAGTCGGCGGCCGACACGATCAACGTGGTGACGGGCGGCGTCGAAGCCGTGCAATACAACCCGCAGCAGCAGCAAATCTCGAGCACGTTCCACCGCGTCAAGGCGCTGCGGACCGCTACCCAATCGATCACCTCGGCGGACGTGGACACCGACGGGAACCTCGTCGCCGTGAATCTCACCGCCGCGGACGTGTTCGACGTGGGGGGACTCCACGACCCGGTGACGAACCCCGACCGTGTGACGGTGCAGACGGGCGGCGCGGGCCTCTACTACCTCCAGGGTGACGTTCGCTGGGCCGTCGCTGCGAACGCTGGCGAGCGCCGTGCCGCGCTCACGTTGAACGGTGCGACCACCGTCATCGAAGGGGCGTCGGTCATTCGGAACAGCGTCTCGCTCACCGACGAGTGCCACATGCAGGTGTCCTGCGTGGCCGTTCTCGCGGCGACTGACATCGTGCGGTTGTCGGTTGCCCAGGAGGACAGCGTTGCGGCGGCGGTGGACGTGCTGCGCGCGTCCCTCACCGCCGTGAAACTGTGGTAGGAGGGATGCGATGCCCAGCTTCGGCGCCAAGTCTCGCGAACGCCTCGACACGTGCGACGGTCGGCTCCAGCGAGTCCTCGAGCGCGTGGTGGTCGGCTTCGACTGTACCGTGCTGACTGGACACCGGGGCCAGGCCGAGCAAGACCAAGCCTTCGCGGAAGGTCGATCGAAGAAGCGATGGCCGGACGGCAACCACAACACGCTGCCGTCGCGTGCCGTGGACGCGGCGCCTTGGCCCGTCGATTGGGGCGAGGAAGGGGATGCGAAACGGCGCCAAGCGGCGGTGCGCCGTTTCTATCTGTTCGCCGGCTACGTGCTCGGCATCGCGGCAGAGCTCGGCGTGGCGTTGCGGTGGGGCGGCGATTGGGATGGTGACCGGGACCTCGCGGATCAGACGTTCAACGACCTGGTGCATTTCGAGCTCGTGGGGTAGCGCCCTGCGGGTCCTGAGGTAGGCTCGAGGGGTCGCGCTATTGGTAGCGCGAGGGGTGGAAAACATGGGCAAGCTCATCGGCTTCCTCGCGGCGCGCGCGCGCGAGCGTTCAACCTGGCTCGGCGCCGTGGCGATCCTGACCGCCTTCGGCGTGCGCATGGACCCCGAACAGGCGGAGGCGCTGGTCGCGCTCGGGCTGGCGATCGGCGGCGCCGTGGCCGTGCTCTGGCCGGACGCCAAGTGAGGGCGCGCGACATGGCGCACCAGAAGCGTTGCTCCTGGATCGGGCGATGGCTCAAGCGGTACCGGGCTCTACGTCTGGCGCGAGATCGCGCTCCAGGAGCGCGAGGACGGAGTGCGCGGGCCTGGCCCCTCGTGCTCCTGCTTCTCCTGGCTTGCGTCCACTACGACCGCTCCACCTACGAGCTCATCGCGGCGACGCAGGCGGGCGCGCTCGCGCTTCACCCCTCGAGCTGCGAAGCCCACCGGGCGGCGGCCGCCGCGCTGGCGGACACCGGCGGGCGCGCCCGGGCGCTCAAGGTGCCGCTGGGTACGGGCCGCGAGCTCCAGAAGCTCCAGGCCGAGCACCTCTGGCAGGGCCGCGTCTGCGACGCCCTCGTCAACCTGAGCCACCGGGGCGAGCTCGACGCCGGCTCGGAGGCGCGCGCGATGGTCGCCTGGGGCCGGATGTGGGGCTACGGGCGGAAGCTCGTGGCGGGAGGGTGGTGACGTGCCGGAGCTCCTGAGCGGAGAGGGGCTGGGGCGCCTGGAGGGCCTCGCTGCCAAGATCCTGACCGCCTACCACGCCACCGGCGGCCTCCCGGGGGGCGTCGAGCTCGACGACGCACTCGAGGAGCTCCGGGCGATCCTCGACCGCCACAAGGGCACGCTGGTCCGGGCCGGCTCGGGCTTCGTGGTGGACCTGGCGCGCGGCCTCGTGGGCGACGATCCCGGCTTCGAGCGCCTCGACCTCGAGCACTTCGACGCGGAGGAGCTCGCCGCCTTCGCCGAGGCGGGCGCCGACCGCGTGGAGGAGCTCCTGGAGCGCACGATCGTGGCCCGGGGGCTCCTGGTGGACGACCTGAAGGCGATGGCGATCAAGGCCGCCAAGGGGGCGCTCTCCGCTGCCCTCATGGCCGCCCTGGCGCTGTAGAGGGGGTCCCCGTGGCCGTAGACTGGTCCCGCCTCGTGCCGGCCGTGGCGGCGGCCGTGGGGGCGCTCGGCGCGCTTGCCGGTGGGAGCGGGGTCTACTACGGCCGCGGGCAATCGTCCGAACGCGCCACGGTCGCCAGCGAACGGAGCGCCTCCGTGGCGATGCTCGAGGTGGTGTCCACGGAGCTCGCGCGGGCCGCCGCGCGCGAAGTCGCGCTCCAGGAGCGCGAGGAGCGGTGCTGGGCCGCGATGGGTGCCGCTGCCCCGCCCCCCGAGCTCGAGGAGATCGCGGAGGAGGCCGAGGCGCCGGCGCGGAAGGCCCCGAGGCGCACGCGCCTCGAGCGGTACGACTGGTGGGAGAAGCTGCCGCCGCAAGCCCAGGCGCTCGCGCGGCCGCCCAAGGAGGCGAAGCCGTGAAAGCCTTGACCAACGGCGCGCTCACCAAGGTGCTCGCCGGGCTCTCCACCGCTTTCATCCTGGGCGGCGTCGCGCTTTACGGCGAAGTGCGCGCGAACGGCGCGCGGACACAGGCCCTCGAGCACGTGACGGTGGACACCCTCGAGAGCATCGAATCCCTACGCGCGAGCCTCGACGCCGTGCGCGCCCAGCTCTCCGAGAACAACGGATACCTTCGCCGCCTGGCCGACGAGCGCGCGCCGCGCTAAGCGAAGAGCTCCGGGCGCTCGAGCCTGAGCGCGTGCTCCCGATAGACCAGGCGCTCGAGGTGCCCCGCTGCGGCACGGAGCCGCTCCGCGCGACGCCACGAATCCGGCTCGAGCTCGAGCTGCTCCCAGAAGTAGCGGACGTGGCCGGCCGCCTTGACCCGGACGGCGCGGAGCTCGATCAGGTGCGCGGCATCCGCGAGCGGGATGGTGCAGCGCAGCAGGTGGTCCGTGCGCTGCATCAAGTGCTCGAGGCGCCCCGCCGCCTCACTTTCCGCGACGAGATCCGGCGGGCTCACCGGATCTTGAGCGAGTAGGTGGGCATGAGCTCGGCACCGGGGACCACGCCGCCAGGCTTCTTGAGCTCCTCGGCCACCTTGCGCTTGTCGATTCGTGCGGGCGGCGGTGCGGGCTGGACCCAGAACGCAGCCGGGACCTGGCTTTCGTCCACCACGTTCACCATCTGGCTGCGGTTCCATCGGATCTCGGCGCGGGCGTCCGCCAGCTTCTCGCCAGGCGGCACGCAGGTGGCCACGTACCGCTCGAGGCGATCGGCGCGACGCTGGTGGATCTGGGCCCGCTCGAGCAGCTCACGTGCCACTTGCTCGATCTTCTCCGCTTCCGCGCGCTCCCCTTTGAGGTAGGCCGCGACTTCGAGCGCCTTGCGGTCCCGCGCGAGCTCGAGGCCCTCGAGCCGTTCGATCGCCGCTTCGGTGAGCTCGCCCGTTTCGGGATCGACCTCGCGCGCGAGGATCTCCTCGATCTCATCCGCGATGGAGAACAGCGACGGGCTCACCACGTCACCCCACCGCCGTAACCCACCGCGCAGTGGTGCCCCGTGTGCCCCTTCGGTAGGGTGCACAGCGCACCGGCGTTCGCGTGGAGACACTGGAGCGAGCGGTCCCCGCCGAGGTCCTCGAGGGTCGCCGGGGTCGCCTGGGACTGACCCGCGAGCACTTCCTTCAGCGCCGCGAGCTCGGCGACGCTTTCCACTTCGAGTTTCACGGTTTCCCTCCCAAGCCTGCGGCGAGCAGCCGCAACGCGAAGTACCAGACGAGCGCCGAGCCGAAGCCCACGAGCACGCCCAGCAGAAACCCGGCGCGCCAGATCCCGGGCGGCTCGCACTCCTCGAGCGCGATCGGCTCGCGTTCCTGAAGTGCGATCTCGCGGAGGCTCTCTCGCATGGCGCCGCGCGCGGCGTCGCGGGCGGCGTCGCGTTCGGCGGCGAGCCGACGTTCTGCGTGGCGCACCGTCGGGAAGATCGCAAACCAGATGGACCGATCAGAAGGGGCCATCGAAGTCCGGCGCGTCACTATCCTCGTGCGGCGGCGCGCCTCCGTGCTCGAAGTCCGCATCGGCGGGCGCGCTCGAAGGTCCGGGCGCCTCGGCGGCGGCGGTGTCCTGCGGGCGCGGGTAGCCTTCGATGTACGCCTTCATCCAATTCGGGTGCGTCTGCGGCTTCCGCTCGTCGCCGAAGTTCTGGTAGTGCATCGCCTCGAGCTGCTCGATACCGAGCGCCGCGCAGAGCCCGGCGATGATGACCTTCGCGGGCACGTCGATCTCCTCGCTTCGCTTGTACGCCAGCGCCCAGGCGAGCTTGGCCTTCCCTTCGGTGATCCGATGGTTGGGCCCTGCGGGTCCGGGCTTCGGCGGGCGCTTGTACCAGGCGCCGACGGGCACGTCGCCCGCGGTGGGGCCCTTCGCCTGCTCTCGCTGTTCCTGCGCTGCGCGCGCCTTCGCCGCGCCGCGCTCGAAGGACTCCGGGTGGCGCTTCTCATCCGTCTCGAGGCCGGTCATTTCCTCGGCCGGGGTCCCCGAGAAACCGCCGAGCACAGCGATCCAGCGGAGGACCTGGGCCAGCGCCTTCGAGGTGGCCCGCGTCTGGGCCATGCTCTTGAGCGCGTGCCGGTTGAGCGCGTAGCTGGAGGGGAGGGCCATGGGCACCTCTTCGTAGTCCGCGCTGTTCACGATCCACCGGAAGTAGTAGCCGCCGCTGCGCTTTCGGGTCACCTCGTCGGCGTAGCAATCCGCCTCCGCTGCCCCGATCACCGCGCCATCGGAGAGCCGCACCACCTCGACCCGCGCCGTGTACCCGGGCGTGCCGGGCACATCCTCCGCCACGCGGCACCACGCGGTCCTGGGCGTCACGCCCACGAGCGCCCCGCAGGCGCACCAGGCTTCGACCCGGAGGTGCTCCCGATCGCCGCCCATGGGCACGGAGAGGTCCGCCTCCTTGATGATGCCCTGGAGCTCGTGGGCGATGGACTTCGCGCGCGCGATCCCGCCGGCGAACCCGAAACTCTCGATCGCGTCGCGCTGGAGCGCCACCGAAGGCGGGCGCACCACCAGGGCCGTGTCTTCGCTCATCGGTGCCTCCTCGCGCTCCAGGAGCGCGATCTCGTGGGGGTACGTGTCCGCCGCCGCCGCTCAGGTGACGGGCGGCCGCTCATGCGAACCATGACGCGCTGCGTTGATCGCGCTGCCTTTTCGCGCTCCGGGAGCGCGATGCGCGAGGGGTCCTCGTTTCGTCGGCCCGCTTGTACCACGCGACGCCCGACGGTTGCAAGTCTTCGATTGCCTCGCCGAGCCGGGCGGGCGTAGAATCGCCACCGCGGGGACCCTTGAGCCTGAAGAACCGCCGAAGCTGGATCCGTGTCGCCGAAAGCCTACTCGGCGACGAGCTTGGCGCGCCCGAGATCGGCCGGCTGGTGCTCCTGATCGCCTACTTCAACCGCCGATGGGCGCGCGAGCGCCCGGACACGGCGGCCGCGGCGACGTGCGCGCGCCTCTCGAGGGGCGACCTCCTGACGGTGATGCGCACCGAAACCCTGGAGGAAGCGCGATCGGCGCTGGCCGAGCTGGCGCCTCGTCTCGAGCTCAAACTGGTCGAGCGCCGCGGGGGCTTCACGGAGATCACGTGGCGTAAGCTCGCGGAATACCAAGCGTGGACCTTCCAAACGCGGGCCCCGACCGGGCCCCGACCGGGCCCCGCCAGGGCCCCGAGGCGGCCCCGACCGGGCCCCGAGGCGGCCCCGACCGGGCCCCGAGGCGGCCCCGACCGGGCCCCCTCCGACTCCGACTCCGACTCCGACTCCGTCGTTGTTCAGGAGTCAAGTACGTCGTCTGAGGAGAGCTCATACCCGGAGCTCCGAACCGTGCGTGACGCTTTCGCGTCGGACGGGCCGGCAGATCGCCGCTACGTGCCGCTGGAAACAGAAGTGCCGAGCAAGCGGGATCGCGCTCCCGGAGCGCGAAGCGCCGCGGCCGCCTCGAGCGTTTCCGCGCTGCCTTCGTACCTGCCGGGCCACGACCTCCCGCAGCCGGAACGCGCGCGGCGCTGGGCCAACGTGCTCGGCCAGGAACCGGGCACGCTCGAGGAAAAGGTCGCGTTTCTCACCCGGGAGCTCCCGCTCATCGAAGCCGAGGCGCTCGCCTCGCTGGGCACGGGCCAGCGCACGCGGGAGAACGCGCGCGCCAAGGTGCGGGCGCTCGTGATCCGCTTCTGGCGCAACCAGGCGGCGAAGCTCGGGATCTCACAGGACCCGAAGCGCCGCGCGACCGCGCTCGAGGAGGCCGTGCGCAGCGTGGGAAACGAGGAACCGTGACGAGCCGAGCCCCCGCGCGAGGCTCCCGCCCCCGCCGCGCCGCCGCGCTCGGCGCGCTCCTGGCGATCTTCACGCCCAAGGGCGAACGGGGGGACCTGGTGACCGTGCTCCGCGTCTACCTCGCCGCGCTCGAGGACCTCCCGGACGAGGCGCTCGAGGCTGCCGTGGTGGACCTTTCCCGAACGTGGACGCAGGAGTACGGGCGATCCTGCCCCACCCCAGCCGACATCCGCGAGGCCGCGCGCGCACGCGCCGTGCGCGTCGCCGAACGCATCCGCGCGCAGGAGGAGGCGGCGGAGCTCCGACGCCTCGAGCGCGACACGATGACGCCGGCGGAGCTCCGCGCCCACGCCGCCGAGCTCGACGCCCGCGCCACCTCGACGGGCCCCGGGGTCACCCTCGTCTGGGCGGTGATCGCCGGCTTCCTGAGATCGGCCGCGAGATCCGCAGAAACGGGCATCGGTCGCCCGAAAGGCTGGCGGCTGGCGCCCGGAAAGCCGGGTGCCTTGCGTTCGGGCGTCGATAGCCGTGGCACAGAGCCTCCGGCCGGGAGATCGTAGAACGTGAGCGAACGTGGGCCTTCCGACCCTCGCGACCAACTCCCGGACCCCTCCGCCTACTGTCAGGTTATTGACACCGTGGGAGCCGCGGCCGCGGGTTTCACCGCGCAGGTGGGCGCGCTCGTCGCACACCAGCTCGTCGCCGCTCAGCTTTCCGAAGTCGGGCCCGTCTCGTTCCAGGAGCGTCTCGGCGGCGTCACCGCCGAGTACCGCCGCCTGCTCGTGGTCACCGCGCACGCGCTCGTGCTCGAGGTGGTGGCGCTGTGCGCGGAGCTCGGCGCGCCGCTCCACGTGCGGGAGGTCCAGCAGCTCTTCGCGTTGGCCGAGGGCCGGACGGTGAGACACCAATGACGCGCAGCGTCACCGACGAGGAGCTGGACGCCGCAGACGCGGCCCAGCACGTCTGCACCCGCTGCGGGGAGCCCGGACCGACCATCATCACGGCGATCTGGGCCTACTACCACCCAGCCTGCTACGACGCGATGCGTCAGGAAGTGGCGGAAGGCCGAGTGCCTCGCGTTCCTGGAACGCGACCCACCAGGAGCGCGAGCTAGTGCCGGCGGTGGGCTTCCAGCATCGGTTCGTGGTCGCCGTGTGGGAGGGCCGGAAGCGGCAGACCATCCGGCCCTTGCGGTTCCGTCACCCCTTCGAGGCGGGCACCAGGATCTCCATGTTCGCCGGCTGGCGCACGCCGCGGTGTGTCAAGATCGGCGAGGCGCCCGCGCACAGCGTCGCGCGTGTGCGCGTCGAACCTTGCGCTCCTGGAGCATCGGGCCCGCGGCTCTACGTGCGGACGGGCGGCGCGTGGCTCGAAGAGGACCTCGACGCGATGGCGCGCCGGGACGGCTTCGACGATCGCGCTCCTGGAGCGCGAAACGATCGCGCTCCTGGCGCCGAGCTCGTCGCCTTCCTCGAGCTGGTGCACGGGCGGCTGCCCTTCGAGGGGCACCTCGTCACGTGGCAGGGCCTCGAGTGGCGCTGCCCCAGCCGCGAGCTCGACGCCTACCTGGCCGAACACCAGCGCATCGAAGAACGAAAAAACCGAAGGAGCAAGAGGACATGACGACCGAAGCTGCACCGAACCCCCACCTCGAAGACTTCGAGAGCCTCCGGGGGGCTCTGACCCGCGCCGCTCGGGGACCCGTCGAAGACTTCGCGCGCCTGCTGGCCACCGCGTTCACCCACACGCGCGCCGAGGTCCGACGCCTCGAGAAGCTGGTCGAGCGCCTCGAGAAGTGCGACCTGGCGCTCCTGGCCCAGGTGACCGCGCAGCGCCTCGAGACGCTCGAAGCGCGCGCGACCGCGCTCGAGGACCGGCTGGCGGCGCACTCCCAGCCGTCTACCGAGCCGCCGGTGTCGTGGTGATCGGGAAGACGAAAGCCAAGCCGGGGCTGTCGCGCTCCGAGAGCGCGAGGAAGAAGCCGAAGCGGGCCCCGTGGCCCCGCGTGCCGACCCGCCCGCCTGCCCACCTCGCCTGGCTCAAGGCGACACAAGCCCGGGTGCAGACCGCCCACCGCCGCCTCGAAGCGGGCAGCGCGATTCTCGCGGACTTCGGCTTCGCCCCCCAGCACGCCTGGCGCCTCCAGTGCGAATGCGCCCGCGACGCCGCCCTCGAGTGCCTCGAGTGGCTCGAGGACGCCGTGGCGCTCGCCATCGCAGAGCCGGAGCCGAACCCCATCCACCCGCAAGGGTCCGATCCCGCGCAGAAACGCCGAGCCAGGGCGGCGCGAGCAGCTCGGGCGACGGCAGACGAGGAGCCCACCTCCGACGAGCTCGCCGAAGTGGTCGCGCTCCCATGACCGGCCGACGCAGAGGACACGCCAAGGGGCCGCCCCAGCAGGCGGCGACGTTCCGCTTCAGCGTGGAGCTCCTCGACCGTGCCCGCGTGGTCGCGATGCTCCGGCGCGTGCCGATGTGCCGCCTGGTGGAGGAGGGCCTGCGCGAGCACCTCGAGCGCCTCCTGGCCGAGGACCCGGCGCTGGCCCAGGCCGTCACTGAGCTCCTGCCGCACCTCCGCCGTGTATGGGGCGCGCCCGCATCCGAGGCGAGCACTTGAGCGATGCCACGTGCGGGCAGTGCGGCGCGGATCAGGGCCACCAGCCGGGCTGCCCTCGCTCGCCTTGGAAGCCGCACCCCGTCGCGCGCCAAGAGCGCGAGGCGGCCGGTTTCTACCGACCTCTGAAAAGGGCCCGGGTGCGTTCCCTCGCGCGGCTCCTGGCCGACGGCATGAGCCAGACCGAGCGGCGCTACGCCGAGCACCTCGAGCGCCTGCGCCTGTCCGGCGACATCCTGACCTACCGCTTCCAGCCCGGCTCGCTCTTCCTGGGCGCCGGGCTGAGCTACCGGCCGGACTTCCTCGTTCTGACCCCCCAGGTGTCCGCCGTTCTCGAAGCCGGCGCCGTGGTCGAGGTGGAGTACCACGAGGTCAAGGGCGGGCGGCACAACCGGAAGACGGGCGCCTGGGAGCCGTGGTACCGGGAGGGCGCCCGCGACAAGCTCTACGCGGCCGCCACCCGCTACTGGTGGTGGCGGTTCGTGGTGGCATGGCCTCCGGCGCCGCGTGAGGGCATCCGCTGGCTCAAGGAGGAAGTGCCGGTGGCGCCCGGGGAGCCGCTCCGGTGAGCGGCGCACCTCGAGTGCGAGAGGCCCGGCGGATGCGCAACTTCGCGGACGCCATCGCGTTGCTCGACCTGCTGGCCGGCTATCGACCGGGGGCGCCCGTGATCGCACGCGAAGTGGCCGAGGCGCTCGAGTGCCACCTCCGCACGGCCCAGCGATGGCTCGCCGTGGCCGAAGGCTTCGGCTACCTGACCGGGCGCCCCGCTGGACCCCGCCCGCACTACACCCGCGACGGCTCGGAGAAAGCCACCTTGCGGCTGCGGCGCATCGTGGAGGCTTCCCGCTCGCGAAACGCTGCCACCGTGCGCGCGGCGGAGAAAGCCACTTTGCGGCTGAAACGAGCGGTGGGCGCTTCCCATGTGCGAAACGCCGCCACCGCTCTCCGGGAGGAGAAAGCCACCTTGGGGCAGGCGAGGGGCTCGGCTGGGGGCAAGGCTCGGAAAGGCTCGGGCCCGGGTGGCGTTGCACCTCCCAGGCCCGAGCGTTGACGATAAGCGAGGACGGCCGGCAACCTAGCCGAGCTTCAGGAGGATGCCAAGCATGAGCACGGAACCGCCGATCGGCCAAAGGCTGGCCGCCAACGTGGCAGCGCAGAAGCGCGGACGCGATGCCGAGCGAGCCGCCTGGGACGCGGACGCGCCCGCGCGGCGCCTGGCCGAGCTCTTCGCGGCGCTCCAGTCGAGAGCCGCCGAGCTCTACCCGGGCACGCCCCTGCGCTTCCGCAGCCAGCCGGAGGGCTACGACGTGACGCTTGGCGGGCGCCAGATCGGGCTCTCCCACCAGGAGCTCCAGGAGCTCCGGCCGGAAGCGTGGCCGGCGCTCGAGACGCGGATCTACGAGGCCCTCGGGCTCGGCGAGCCGCCCGCCCATGCCGCCGGATCGCGAGGGGCCGCATGGGTCGCCGCGGTGGTGGACGTGTGGAAGGCAGCCCACGAGCTCGCCGCCCACGATCTGCCGCTACTCCTGGAAAGGGCGGCGCGAGCCGAGGCCCTGGCGCCCGTGCTCGACCCGACCCTCTGGCTGCGGAAGTCGGCGGACCTGGCGCACGATCGCGCCTGGCTCGAGGCGGCCCTCCCCCTCTGGCGCCACTACCGGGAGGCGCTCCGCGAGGCGCGCCAGCCCCGCCCCGAGGATCACGAGCCGGACCCGTCGCCGGGCGTGTAAGGCCACCTTGCGGCTGAAGCTCGCGGTGGACGCTTCCCACCCGCGAAACGCCACCACCGCGCTCGAGGCGGAGAAAGCCACCTTGCGCGGGAGGACGCCCGGTGGGGCTTCCCCTACGCCCCCGCCCCATCGTAGAATCGGCGCCATGCCGGAAGCCATGGTCGCCTTCTTCTACTTCCTCATGCGCGACGCGCTCACGCCCGGCGCCGTCTTCGAGCTCATCGCCAATGCCCGGGCCTTCGGCAACCTCGAGCGGAGCTACTCGAGCCCCGGGCTGGAGCGGTGCGCCCGCGAGGCCGTCGCGGAGCTCTCGCCCCAACCGTTCAACGCGGGCCACCTCGCGATGCTCGACGTGGCCGTGCACCTCCACCTCGAGCGCCTCCGCGCCGCCAAGCGCGTCAAGAGCGCGCTCCGGCCGGGCGGCTCCCTGGAGTCGGACGAGGCCGAGCTCGAGGAGTACCTCCAGCTCGCGGCGCTCCTCGCCACCGCGCGTGGCGCCGTGCGATCGGGCGGCGGATGCCTGCCGACGTAGCCCACCGCTGCGACCGCTGCGGCGCCTTCTTCGCCGGGGCCCGCCTGCGGGCCTGTGGGCGCTGCGGCGGCCGGATCTGGCGCGAGATCCCGGTGATGGCGCCGGCGGAGCTCGCGCGCATCCGGGCACCCTACAACCCCCGCAAACCCATGGATGACGAGATGAGGGCCCAGCTCCGGGCCTCGCTCCTCGAGCCGTTCGGCTGCATCCAGGACCTTGTCTTGAACCGCCGGTCGCCGAAGTTCGGGTGGAAGAAGAGCGACCCGCGGCCGGTGCTCGTGGGCGGGAACCAGCGCGCGCTCGTGGGCCAGGAAATGGGCCTGGCCGCGCTGCCGATCGTGTGGGTGGACGTGGACCGCGAGCTCGAGCTCAAGTTGAACCTCCGCCTCAACGCGATCGGCGCGGACTTCGACCCCGACGGCGTGAAGCGCGTGCGCGACGAGCTCGAGAGCCTCGGCGCCAACGTCGAAGAGATCGGCTTCACCCAGGCCCAGCTCGACGCCATCACCGCGGGCCTCGACGCGGACCTCGAGCGCCACAAGGTCCGATCTCGTGCGGCGACCGAAGATGACCGCGAGGAGCTCCCGACCGATCCGGTGACCCAACCGGGCGATGTCTGGGAGTGTGGTCTCCATCGGATCGTGTGCGCCAACGCGCTCGAGGGGGACCTCGTGGCGTCGGTGATTCCGACCAACGGCGCCGACTGTGTGGTGACGGACCCGCCCTACGCGATCTACGGCAGCGCGTCGGGGCTCTCGTCGGAGATTACCGACGACAAGATCGTGCGGCCCTTCTTCCGGTCGGCGCTGCGCGCCGCCGAGCGCGTGACCCGGCTCTTCGGCCACATCTACATTTTCTGCGACTGGCGCTCCTGGCCCTCGTGGTGGGAGGAGGCGAAGGGGCTCCACGTCGAGCCCAAGAACCTCCTGGTGTGGGATAAGGGCGGCGCGGGCCTCGGCTCCAACTACGCGAACACCTACGAGCTCGTCGGCTTCTTCGCGCACATGCCGCCTACCAAGGCGATGGCGGGCCAACGGAAGACGGGCCAGCGGTCCGTGTTCAAGTCCAACATCCTACGCTTCGACCGCGTGACCGGCGCGGACCGGCTGCACAACGCCGCGAAGCCGGTCGAGCTCCTCCGCGAGCTCCTCGACAACTCGACGGAACCGGGCGGAACCGTGGTGGACCTGTTCCTCGGGAGTGGCTCCACGCTCATCGCCGCCGAAGAGCTCGGCCGCCGGTGCCTCGCCGCCGACGTGGACCCGAAGTGGTGCGACGTGGCCGTGCGGCGGTGGGAACGCCTGACGGAGAAGACGGCGGTGCGTGTCGTAGCGGAACCGCTCAAGTGAGCGCCGATCCCCACGGCATCGCCAGTTTCCGGTGCGACGATTGCGGCTACCTCTGGAATCAGAAGGTGCCGCTCTCGAAGATGGCGCAGCCTCTCCGCTGCGCGCGGTGCCTCAAGGTCGCCGCGAAGTTCGTGCCGACGGTGACGCATCGCGCTCCTGGAGCGCGAGACGAGACGAGGAAACCGGAGGCAGCACGCTCGAGCGCGGCGCCTCCGGCTTCAGAGCCGCCGGGAGGTCCGGCGGTTGCATGATGGACAAGAGAAGGAACCGAAACTACCCCAGGGAGGAGCGGGGGCACCGTTGAACGCGATGCCTCTGCTCCTCCTTCACCTTCGCGCTCCGAGAGCGCGATGAGGCAAGCGATGACGACAAGACACGGACGACACTTCCTGGTTGCGCTGGCGTGCGCCATGGTGGCCCTCATGGGTCACAACAACTGCAAGTATCACGAGCACAACCGGGTGAACCGCGAGCCGGCGCCGACCGCGTTCGCCTGGCTCCAGCTCGGACACGATGCCGAGGACGTGGAGCTCTCCGATGCGACCGAGCGCGTGAACCTGCGCTACGCCGAGGACGACGGCTTCGCGTACTTCGGGACGATGTGCCTCGTTGACGCGACCTTCGCCTTCGACGGCGACGCCTTCGAGCTCGTGGATTGCCGCGAGACGGTGAACCCCGGGCACGAGGAGAACGTGGCGTTCACGTGCGAGGTGCCGGCTCCCGGCGAGGTGAAGATCGTCGTCTGGAAAACGGACGGCGGGACGTTCGGGAACCTCGACCACGAGCTCATGAAAACCGAGTTCGCGATCCTGACCGAGACGCCGGGCGACTACCCTGTGTCGGGCCTCGCGTTCTACGGGCTCGCGCTCGACATCGGCGGCGGCTGCACCGTGCCGGTGCCGGCAGCGCACCTCGCTGTCTCTGAGAACGTGTGGCGGGCGCAGTAGTAGGTGGCAGCGACGAAGGGGCAACGCAGCGCCTCGGAGACGACGAGCCGGATCTTCGAGGCGCTGCGCCTGCGCTTCTGCGGGCGCTACGGCTACGCGCTCGTGGAGGAGTTTGAACCCCCGGGCGTACACCGTCGGTTCGACGCGCTCGCGGTGGGGCTCTGGGCCTCCCGTGGGTGCCTCCTGATCGGGATCGAAGTCAAAGCCACGGAGGAGGACCTCCGCCGCGAGCTCTCCAACCAGGCGAAGGCGGACGGACTCTATCGACGCTGCGACCTCTGGTACCTGGCGGTGCCGGCCGAGCTCGAGGTGCAGGCCCTCGGCTCCATGGTGCCGGAATCCTGGGGCTTGCTCGTGCTTCGCGGCGAGAAGACGCTGCGCGAGGTGCGCAAGCCGCGCCGCCACGAGGCGCTCGTGGACCGCTACCTCGTGGCCAACCTCCTCCGACGCCACGAGGACGCCGAGGGCACGGCGCGCCGTGCGCGCGAGGAGGCGAGGTACGCCGAGGGCTACAAGCTGGGCAAGGAACAGGCGGCGCGGGACGTGGCCGCCGCCCGAGCGGAGGCCCAGGAGCTCCGGCGCGACCGCCAACGCTTCGAGCAAGCCTCCGGCATCGCGTTCTCGAGCTGGGAACAGGACGTGGGCGAGAAGCTCGGCGCTGCCGTCGCGGCCTTGCGTGGCCGCAAGGCAGCCGGCGCAGTGGGCGCACTGCGGATCACGGAGGGCCGCCTCGTGGAAGTGCTCGAGGCGGTGCGCATCGCCAAGGATGCAATCGAGAAGGTGACGGTGGAGGAGGTAACCGCGCGCCAGGAGCGCGAATGAGTCGCCGGAAACAACGGGACCCGGCGCTCCTCGAGCAGCGCCACCGTGAACAGGACGGCCGCTGCCTCTACTGCAAACAGCTAACGCCACGCGCCGATGGCGTGCTGGACCACTGGTTCCCGCTTTCCAAGGGTGGTACCAACCGGCGCGGAAACATGGTCTTCGCCTGCGCCCGCTGCGACCGGCTCAAAGGCTCCCACGTCTTCGCGCGCGTGCCATCACTCGAGGAGCTCGAGCGCCGCATCGGCTCGGAGCGCGTGCTGCGTGAGGCTCGGCGCCGAGTCATCGTGCGGGCGCGCGCACGGATGCGCGTGCACGGGAGGGACCCGCACCCGTGATTTTGGGCGTGGTCGGACACGAGGCGGCGAAGTTCACGGCGGAGACCGAAGCTCAGGCCCGCGACGCCATCGTCTCGGCCGTCTTGCGCCACGGAGCCACCCGCATCGTGTCGGGCCACTGCCACCTCGGGGGCGTGGACATCTGGGCCGAGGAAGCCGCGGCCACGCTGGGCCTCGAGCTCACCGTCTACGCGCCCGGGATGCTCCGATGGGGTGGCCCCTTGGGCTTCCGAGCTCGGAACCTGCGCATCGCGAGGGTGAGCAGCCTGGTGCTGTGTGTCGTGGTCCGCGAGCTACCGCAGGGTTACACCGGGATGCGCTTCGCCGAGTGCTACCACTGCCGCAACCGCAACCCGGCGCACGTCAAGAGCGGCGGCTGCTGGACCGCGTGGCAGTGCGCCGCGCGCGAATGGGCGATCCTGTGAACGAGGCGACCCTCCTCGTGGGCGACGCCCTCGAGCGCCTCCGCACCCTGCCGGCTGGCGTGGCCCAGACGTGCGTGACCTCGCCGCCCTATTGGGGCCAGCGGGACTACGGCACGGGGGCCTGGGAGGGCGGCGACCCGGAGCACGAGCACGACCGCGTGCTTTCCCGGGCAGGACGAGGCGGGAGCGGCAGCGAACCGAAGCGGGCCGCCTTCCCCCGGGACGTGCCCGCGGCCGCCTGCGCTTGTGGGGCCCGGTACGTTGACCAGCAGCTCGGGCTCGAGGCGGACCCCGACGCCTGGGCAGCCCGCCTCGTGGGCGTCTTCGACGAGGTGCGCCGCGTGCTGCGCCCGGACGGGACGCTGTGGCTCAACGTGGGGGACGCCTACGCCGCCGGCGCGGCGGGGAACATGCCACGGGACCACTCCGGGGACGCCTACCGCGAGACGCGCGGGGCCCAGGGTGCCCGGGCCGCCCGCCGTGGGGGACGGGTGCCCATGGGCCTGGCGCCGAAGCAGCTCCTGGGGCTGCCCTGGCGCCTGGCGTTCGCCTTGCAGGCTGCCGGCTGGTGGCTCCGGGCCGACCTCGTGTGGGCCAAGCCGAACGCCTTGCCGGAGAGCGCGAGGGATCGACCGAGCCGCGCCCACGAGTACCTGTTCCTGCTGGCGGGCCGCGCCCGGTACTACTACAACGCCGACGCGGTGCGGGAAGCGCCCCGCTACCTCGAGCCGGACGCGCCCGAGGAGTACGAACGCCTCGTGGGCAAGAGCTACCACGACCACGGCGAGGACCTGACCCAGGGGATGTCGCAAGGTCGAGCGGCGACCTGGCGCGTGGCGACCAACCCCAAGGGTCGGAACCTGCGGACCGTGCTCGTGGTGAACACCCAACCCTCGACGATCGCGCACTTCGCAACCTTCCCGGAGCGCCTCGTGGCGCCCTGTATCCTCGCCGGCTCGCGCCCTGGGGACCTCGTGCTGGACCCCTTCGCCGGGACCGCAACCGTGGGGGTGGTCGCGTTGCGTCTGGGGCGCCGGTTCCTGGGCGTGGAGCTCCACCCGGGCCAGGCCGCCAGCGCCCGCGCGAGGCTCGAGGAGGTGGCGCCGCTCTTGGCGAAGGTTTCCGTTGACCCTGCGCCCGAGCGCGTGGCATGATCCCCTCGCCTGGGGTCGGGCTCTCCCCCGAGGGTCCCCCGACCACGACCACGACGGGAACCGATCCCAGGCCGCCGAGACGACGGCGAAGGAGGACACGTGCCCAAGATTCCCCAGGAACAGCGCCCGACGGCAAGCCCGGCCCGCCCGAGGGATCTGGCTCCGCTACCCCTGAAACTGGAGCGGCTCACCAAGGGCGACCACTTCGAGCTCTACCGCGGGCCGGACGGCTGGCGCTGGCGCGCCTGGGCCGCGAATGGTCGCATCCTCGCCAACGGCGGGCAGGGCTACTCGCGACGCGCCGACGCGCTGCGCGGCCTGCGGCGCGTCCGCGGCATCCGCGTCGCCTACTTCCGCGACGGCGGCGGCACGGTCAACGTGCTCCACGTGTCGCCCGCCGACGACTCACGCTGACGGCTTGACGGGCGCCGGGCGCGTGCTCGGGGACGCTCGCGAGAACCGCCTGCGCCGGTTGCGCAGTTGACCCCGTACAGAAGGACCGAAATGCGAACCCTACTTTCTTGCCTCTTCGCCGCCGCCGCCGTGGCGCTGGCGACCTGCCCCGTCGGTGCAGAGCCGAACGGGGGACCCTGCCCGGGCCACCCGCACTTCTGCGACGGAGAGCCCGGCCCGCCTGGTAACGGCGGGCACCACAACGTCACGAACACGGCGACCTCGAGCGCCGTGGCCGATGCCGACGCGAGCGCGACCGCCTTCGGCGGCAACGCCTCGCAGGAGCAGGGCCAGAGTCAAATGCAGATGCAGCAGACGGTGGTGGACGCTTCGAGCGCGGTGGCCATCGAAGGCTCAACCATCAACGTCGAAGGTGCGGAGGTGAACGCGGGCGCGGATGTGGTGGTCGAAGGCGACCGCGTGGAGGCGCTCGAGGCCGATGACCTCCCGGGCATCCCGGCTTCCGTGTTCGTGGACGCCTGCGGGAACGGGCTCGCGGCTGGCTTCCCGGGTGGCTCCGCCAGCTTCGGTGCCGGGAACCCCGTGTGCCTCTGGCTCGCGATCGGGCGGGCGGCGCATGACCTCGGCGACCGGGAACGGGCAGACCGGGCACTCGGCGAGGCCGAGGCGAGCCTGCGCCGTCAGCGGTCCGTGTCGCGCTACCTCGAAGGGGTGCCCCTCGTCGGGCGCCTGTTCTAGGCTGCCGATGCAGGCCGAGGTGCTCCACCAGACGAGCGGCGGCGCCTGGCCGATCGGGTGGGATGAAGTGCCGGACCTCGGCCCCGCGACCATTGGACGGTCAATCCTGCCCACCGCCGCAACCCTTCCCCCATGGAGTCCCTCATGACGGCTCTCCAGTATGCGGCCGCCCTCTGGGCGGACCTCGAAGCCAACGGCTTTTTCTGGGCGGCGGCGCTGCTGATCGCCTTCGTGGCCGTCGCTCCCAGCTTCAGCGCAGTGGCTCGCGCCGTGCGCACGAGAAGGCGCCGATGATCGGACCCTTCGAGGAGGCGCGCCGTGCACTGGCTCGGCTGGAGCTTGCGATCTCCGCGCTTCACTGGCTCGCGCTCTCGGATCGTGACCAATGGGAGGATCTCCTGACCCGTTGCGCCGCCATCCGACAGGACCTCCGCTTCCTCGAGACGCAGAAGCCACCCCTTCTCCGAGAGACGCGCCCGAGTGGCGAAGAGATCGGGCTCGAGGCGCTCGCCAAGGCTTCCGGCATAGCGTGCTCCTTCTGCGGGCAACCCGACCACAAGCACCCGGTCTTTCTCAGCATGGAGGTGCCGGCGCTCCGCTGCGACCGCTACGTCGCGCCTGCGGTGCCGGTGCTCGTGAAGTGAGCGAACCCAACGCCCCCGAGCTCGCCGAGCTCATCAAGCCTCCGCACTGGCGCTCGAGGCTCCACATCCACCGCGGCACGTGCTTCATGTTCAACACGCCGCCGCCTTGTACGTGGTGGCGCTTCTGGCAGCGCGTGCTCCTGGGCTGGCGATGGGAGAAGGTATGACCGGGCTCCCCTTCGAGGACATGCGCCCGTGGACGGCCGCAGAGCGGGCGAGTATCCGAGAGGCCCTGGCGGTGCTCGAGGCGGGGCAAGAGCTCACAGAGGAGCTCGCTTACCGCGTGCACGTGGCGCTGCTTTCGGCTGCCGGGCAGGCGAAGTACGCCGAGGAGAGCTGGTCGCGGGCGCCGGTGCGCCGCGTGGCCGTCACTTCCGCCAACCTCCTCGAGCTGGCCGAGGACCTCGAGGCCCTCCTGGACTTCGAGGAGCAAGTAGGGTGACGGCGCCGCCGAAACCTGGCCGGCTGCCGGGCCTGGGCGGCGGTGCCGAGGCTCTGTTCTCCGACTGTGGGTGTTACCGCTACCTGCTGGCCCGATCCTGGCACCCGGACCGGGGGCGCCTCTATTGGGTGATGCTCAACCCGAGCACGGGCGATGCGGACCGAATGGACCCGACGCTCTGGCGCGTCTTCGGCTTGTCGCAGACGTTCGGCGCCGGGAGCTTCGCGGTGGTGAACCTCTACCCCTACATCACCCCGGACCCGGGCGAGCTCAAGCGTTCCCGGCCCTCGGCCGAGGCCGTGGCTCAGAACGCGGTCTACCTCCGGTCGGTGCTCGAGTCGCCGCGCCTCGCTCAGGCAGCCCGGGTGGTGTGCGCCTGGGGCAACGTCGGGCAGGGCACGGAGGAGGCGACCCGGTTCCTCGAGCTCGCCGCGCTGGCACAGGTTCCGCTGTGGTGCCTCGGCGTCACGGGCCAAGGTGCGCCACGCCACCCGCTCCATGCGCCCGCCTACTCCCGCCTCCAGCCCTATCCGCCGGGAGCTCAAGTCCCTGCGGTGCCCGGACGATAAGGGGCCCCATGGACGAGCTGCTCCCGCGCTTCGAGGACGGCACCGTCATGTTCCGCCGCGCCCGCAAGCCGTGGACGTGCTGTGGCCGCCTGCGGACCCCGGACGGCAACGCTTACATGCGCGAGCCCAACGTCACCCCGGTGGGCACGTTCGGGACCCGGTGGGTGCGGTGCCGCGCAGAGATCCGCGTGGGCTCGCGTTACGTCGAGTGGCTCGGCGAGTCCGCGCCCTACGAAAGCGGCACCCGCTATTGCTTCCGCTGCGCCCGTGCCGAGGGGCTCCTCGAGACAGTGAAGGAGCGCGGCAGGCGTCTCCTCCAGGAGGCGGTCGCCAGCGACGCCGCCAAGGATGACCCCTCTACCTGGCCCGGGGCTACTCACCGGGCAAAGGAGGCCGCCTCATGAGGCTCTGCATTGTGGAGGACGACGGGACGGTGCACGAAGTCACCGCCCAGCTCGAGGTCTACCTCGACCCGTCGCTCTGGCCCGACCCGGAGGATGTGCCAACGCTCGAGGAGCTCCTCGACGACATCAAGGCGACCGCGGCGTTCGTCCGCGAGATCGCCAAGCGGCGGGACGCCTCGTGATCGCTCAGGAGATCGGGCTGGAGGCAGCCGCCGCGACGGCGCTCGAGGCCGCACGCTACGCCAGCGAAGAGCTCAAGCGCGCGCGGGCGCATCCTCTCGCCTTCTTCGAGGCCGTCGAGCGGAACGTGGAGCGGTTCCGCCGTCAGATGACGGATCGATCCTCGCGGGCGGAGAACCCGGAAACGGACAACCTGACGCCCACAGAGATGGCGGCGAGCGTGGTGCTGACTTACGCCGCCGCGATCACCATGGCCGCGTCTGCCTTGGCACTCCTGGCTTCGCTGCCGGAGGCGATGGGCGCATTGAGCCTGAAACCGCACGTGCTCGTGCGCTTTGACCGCCCCGCGTCTGACGAGGAGCTGGTCGAAGCATCCGCCCAAGCGGGCCGGAAGCCGAGGCCGGGCGAGGGCGTGTGATTCAGCAGGACCTCCCGCTGGCGGCGGCACCGACGCGAGCGGACCAGATCCTCGCGCGGTTCGTCTCCTGGGCGCGCACTTCAGGGCCGGTCGTCGGAGAGCTCGAGGCGCTCGCGTTGGGGCTCGCGTCGAATGGGGCCGCGCGTATTTCCATCAATGCGCTCGTCGAGCTCGTGAGGGTCGGCAACCGTTGGGAGGTCAACAACGACTTCCGCGCCTACCTGGCCCGTCTCCTGATTCTGCGGCATCCGCACCTCGAGCCACTGATAGAGCGCCGCCGCCGCCCGAGCGCGAGGCACCCCGCCTACGCCGTGGACCTGGAGCGGCTGGATTCGCAGCCGGCAGGGCCCGAGCTCGACATTGGCGCGGAGCTCGAGGCGCTCGCGCGGGAGCTCTGGCCGAAGCCATGAACGTCTTCTTCCATCCGCTCCGCCCCTCGAGCCGCTGCGGCGATTGCCTCCGGCCCTCCTACTACTGCGAGCTCTGCGGGGACTACTACCACGCGGACGGCGCCACGTGTTTCTTCGTCCGAGAGCCGCACCCGGAAGCCTCCGATCTGGAGGCGATCCTGCTCCACGAGGAGGCGGCGCGCCTATGCAGCGAACCCTGCGCGGCCCTCTCGCAAGAGGATGCAGCCGCCTGCGCCTTGGAAGTCAGTGCTGGGCTCGGCGTGGTGGTTGTCTCCGTGGGCGGCTGGGCCCTGCCCACCGCTCAGGAGGTCCACGCCGCCTACATCCGCGAGCACCGGCGCCGGGGCCGTGCCGCGTGAGCCTCAAGTTGTCCAGCGGGCCACCCGAATAGGTGGAGCGAAAGGGGAACCCGATGGGCTACGACACTTGGAAGGCGCGCGAGCCGGAGCTCGAGGAGCTCGAGCCCGCCTGCCCGGATACCTGCGGCGAGGTGGCCCTGTGCGCCGCCTGCGCCGGAGAGCTCGCGGCGCACGTCGCGCTCGTGGACGCCGTGACGGAGGAACCGGATGTCGCGTTCTGACCGCCTCGAGCGCCGCGCTCCTGGAGCGCGAACCCGCCGCCCTCGCTGGCTCCGCGCGCCCTTGGCCGTGGGGATGCGCCTGGGGAACCACTGGTGGTTCCTCGCCTGGAGCCAGGGCCGGGGGCACTTCGGGCTGCGCTTCGCGCACGTGGCGCTGCTGTGAGGCGCCTCACGAAGACGCAGGCGAGCCGTTGCGAGCACGCGAAGACTCCCCGATGCCGGTGCCGTTGCGGTGGCGCCTTCCACGGCAAGGGGCGAACCCAGGACGTGACCGAGCTCCCGGCCGAGGACCCGCACTACGCCAAGCCCCCGCCCCAGCTCCAGCTCTTCGTCGCCGGCTCTTGATGGGCAAGGCGAGCCGGCGCAAGCAAGAGCGCCGTGCGGCCCCGCCTCGCGATCCGCACGCCCGCGCGCGCGAAGTGGCCGAGGCGGGCCAGGGCGCCGCGCTCGAGGGCGCGGGGCTCTGGGGTGGGCTCTCGAATGGCCGGGCCTTCGCGTGGGTAGAGCACGAGACGAAGCGCGACACCCTGCTCCGCCGCACGGGCGTCAACGGTGACGGGCCGCCGGCGACGCCGCACGGGCTGCCCCTACTCACCCGCGTCTGGCTCCCCCGGGGTCGCAAAGCCTAACGCCGCGCAGCCTAGGGCGGCGGAGACAATATGCGGCCTCGAGACAACATCGCGCTCTGGCTCCGCACCTCCTTGCGTGGGTGCAGCCTCGGGCGGCGGAGACAACATCGCGCCCTGACACCCGTATGCGTCACTTGCTACGCACTGCCTTGCGGTCCACCGTGGCGAGCCACCAGGACGCGCGAGAGCACGATATACGCTCGAGCCCTGCAACTGCTTGCGGAGACAAGATGCGGCACTCGACACCTATATGCGTCACTTGCCGCCGCCGCTGGCGGCAGGACGAAGATGGGTCCTCGAGCGTATATCGAGCTCTTGCCTCGCACTGCCTTGCGCAGCGCACCGGATTGCGGAGAGGTGGCCTAGAGCCCGGGCAAGCGCCCAGGAACGGCTGCGAGGCGAGCCGTGGCGATCTCGTGGGACCGCTCCTCGAGCTCGACGCCTACGAAGCCGAACCCTTCCGCGCGCGCTGCGAGGAGCGTGGAGCCGGAGCCCGCGAAGGGGTCGAGCACCACGCCCCCAGGCGGCGTGACGAGCCGCACGATCCAGCGCAGGAGCGCGAGCGGCTTCACGGTTGGGTGGTCGTTGCCACGCCCACGCTCGGCGGGGCTCGCCTTGGCGCAGTAGAAAAACCGCTCAGGAGTGCCGCGCCCCCCGTAGCACACGTCAGGCCCGCGCCCTTTCGTGATGGCGTAGGAGCTCGCGCGGTAGGTGACGGCGGGCACCTCGGGCAGGTGGCGCCTGACGGCGGTGCCGTCCTTGCTTTCGCCGAACACGCCGAACGCCTCGAGCACCTCGTCGCCGCCATCGTGGACCACGTTGGCGGGCCAGCGCCCGACCGCGTGCGGTTCCCAGATCCCGCCATCGGGGTTGTGTGCCCGGTAGGAGGTGGTGGCGCCGCCCGGGATCGCGCTCGTGCCAGAGCGCCCGCGCATTTCCTCGGCATCCCCGTGCACGCGGCACCCGTCCACGTTGAGGGCGCCCGTCCCGTGCGCCAGCACGTTGGCCGCCACGGTGCCCTCGAGCGGCCGGCGCGCGACGAGGATGGGCTCCCACGCTGGCTTGAGCCCGGTGCCCCAACCTTGCCAGGCCCTCGCCGCTTCCGTCGCCGGGGCGGTGAGCTGGGATGCCCTGACGCGCTCCTCGAGCGTGTGCGAGGCGACGCCCGCGCCGAAGGCCGCTCCCCCGCGGCCGCCCGGGTGGAGGTGGTAGCCCGGCCGGTCGAGCTTGTCGCCGATCACCTCGCGCGCGGCGCCCGCCGCCTTGTCGATCGCCTTCGACACGTCATGCGACTTAGGGAAGCCGGTGCCGTAGAGCCATAGCACGGTGTCGCGGATCTCGAAGCCGGCGTCCTCGACGGCGCAAGCGAGACGGTGGTGGGTCCGCGTGCCACCGAAGGCGAGCAGGTGCGCGCCCGGCTTGAGCGCCTCGAGCACGGCGCGCCAGGTGCTCGCTTGAAACGAGACGCCGGCGGAATCCCACGCCCTCCCCATGAAACCGAGCTCGTAGGGCGGATCGGTGACGCAGCTATCGAGCCCGCGCAGGCCCGGGAGCACCTCGAGACAATCCGCCCGGAGGAGCTCCTCGCGCATGACCGGGGACGCTACCGGCTCAGGCTCGAGGCCGCCGGAGGTAGCCCACGCCGAGGTCCGGGATCTGCACCGACACGCTACCTCGGGGCACGGTGAAGCGGACCGTGACGGTGCCGCGCTCGAGATCCAGCGCCGCGACGGTGCCCTGGCGCCCGTCCTCGACGAGGCCGTCGAAGTGGTTTTCGAGGGCGCGGGTCGCCGTGACCTGCGCGCCGAGCTCGAGCAAGAGCCCCATGGTTCAAGCCTCCGCGAGCACCTCAAGCGGTAGGCTCTTCGCCTCCGTGGCGAAGCGGCCGGCCGGCGCCGTGACGCGCCGCCCGTCTGCGAGCTCGAGGTGGACCACCGTGTAGTGGCCCCAGCAGCGCCGCAGGTGACGGGAACGGCTCGAGCTCAGCACGCGGCAGCGCACGCCCTCGAGCTCGTGGGTGAAGGGGCGGACCGCGAGCACCCGCTCGCCGGCGAGGGTGAGAGCCCACGCGGCCGCCATGAGCTCGCCGCCCATCGCATCCGTGATCGTGTCGCGCCGGAGGCACCCGAGCGCCTCGAGACGCTCACAGGCGATCTCGAGCGCGTGCTCGAGGTGTGTGGTCGCGACGGGCGCCTGCCCGGATTGCGGTCAGGGCCTCCACCGGAACCTGGCGCTCGCGGGCTGGTGGCAGTGCGACGGCTTCGGCGCCGAAGGCTTCCGCAAGGCCGGCGCGAAGCCCTGCGCTTTCCAGACGTTCACGGAGTAGGCCGCCCCCGGTGAGCGTTGCCGGTCGCTCTCGGGACGGCGCACCCGTCCGCACCCGGCCCGCCGCGAGGAGTAGGGGCTCAAGTTTCCGCACCGGATGCCGATAGGACCAGCATGAGCAACGCAGCGACGCATCGAGGAACCTGCCAGCTTTGCGGGCACCTCCAGAAACTCCCTGGCGGGCACCTCTCCATCCACGGCTACCACAAGCGGTGGGGCTACTTCAGCGGAAAGTGCCCGGGCAGCCGCCACGCGCCCTACGAGGTGAGCGCCGCCCTGATCCAGCATCACCTCGAGCGCGTGCGCGAGGAGGCGGAGCGCCTCGAGCTCGAGGCGCGG